TTCAATGGCATTGAAGAGGTCACCGGTTCGACCCCGGTACGCTCCAAAACTTACCCACTAGATATACAGGCTATTTACGAATTATGCAAGGCGCATAACGCCCAGGGGGTACGAATGGCTCTAACGCTCGTGAGAAAGAATCTTCATGACCCTTCATGTAGGGAGGCCCTTTGTGAATTGATGGGCACTCTGGGTCAACTGCTGGATTCGGACAAAGAAACAAAACGGTTAGACGCTCTGTGTTTCGAGATTTCCGGAATTGAGGCAAGGAAGGAAGATTACTCTCTGCCACTGAGCAAGCTGCTTCTGCTCCTTTTGAGGCATCGCGAAGAGCTGGATGCAAGAACCTTTGCTGCACTTGCAAATTATGAAACGTGCATAACAAACGTCCAGGAGGTAAAAGCCGATGTATAAGCTGCCACCCTGCCGGGATGAATTCCTGTTTTTTTTGCTGAAGCACTGCCCAAAGAGTTTTGAAACGATGAGGGAGTATGCAAGGTTTGCCAATATTCCAGAGCAGACTTTGTACGGCATAGATAGAAGAGGATTCAATAGCACCGACAAAATGATTGAGTTCGCTATTGCATTCCAAATAGATACCGAGGTGGCACACAGACGCATATCGGAAGAGATATTCAAGCGCCTTTCTGAGAAACCTCACAGAAAAATTGCCTCGTGAGGGGGTAGACAACCGCATTATCTCTGGTCGATAATCTCCCTCACGCAATGAACGCGTGAGCAATCACCGTATGTGGTGACAGGTCGGAAAGACGATCAACCTGTGGAAACTATCTATACAAGCCAGGTCTAGCCTGCAATTGCATCCCTTCTAGGGATTGTCTTGCATCGCATACACCTTTGCTAACCGTATTCGAAAAAAGGCGTAGACCTTTTGGGGATGCTGTTGCCTGCTCGATCTGGCGCAATCTAAATCATGCACACTGCGCTGGTGTGCAGCTTGATGCTGCTGAAGGAAGGGTGTCCTGTGGCAGTGGTACACCGGCGCGCTGTGCGTGATTCGGAAGGATTCAAATGACCAAACTTAAACACATAACGGCAAGACCACAGCCGAAACCACAGATCATGCTGAACAATCAGACAGGAATTGATCTTGATTTCACTGTCGGTGAGCACAAGAAAATGAAGGGGGTCACCGTGATCACCCTGAAGCTGAAAGCGAAACCGGAAGACGTAGCTGGCGAGACGCAATCTTCACTAGAGCCAGCGGCAGAGACTGCGTAAGCAGTCCTGACCAGTGGGACAGCGCGCCGTAAGCGTACAAAGTCTGTGACAAGTCTTAGCTGCACTCGGTAATCACGTATTTCCAATTAGGGCAATCGGAGCCCAGGAAAGAAAAGGAACACTAGCGCTGTTCCACTGCTTTGGACTGGAAATTTTTGAGGAAAGCAAATGAACATCAATACCTACAACGTATCGGCGCAGGCGAGAGCCGCACGAGGAACCGCAGAAAGACTGGGACACGGCAGAGGCACACTGCTTTTTACTCTCTGTGAATTCATGGAAGTTGCAGCCGAAATAGGCATCGACGCAGATACTGCCTTCGGTGGTTTTCAGGTTCTCGCCAGTGTCAACGGTTTTCAAAAACCAGCAGATCCGACAAAGAAACCAGAAGAGCTGCCCGTTGCAGAGGCAGAGCAAGAGTAAGACTTAACGATAGAGCAACAGCCAGCACCATTAGTGGTGCGGCCTTGATGCGGGGGTTAAACATGTACGGAAGAAATCATTTCACTGTGTGCACGGGTGCAACAGTCATCATTAACGATGATGGAAAGCGTGTGTCTGAGCTGGTCAACCAAGTTGACTGTCTAAAAGATGACCTAGCCTGGCACAAGAGGCAATTAGACCAGGTGCGTGAAGCGAATCACCATGCAAACAACGTGGCACATGAACATGCCGAAGTTATGCGAGCTATTCGGAATTCGTTAGACCGCCTGGGTAAGAAGCCAGAAGCCTCATTGGAAGTCAATTTTATGGCGTATCTGGATAATCTTCTTTCAGATGCTGGATTTCCAAAGGTGCAGCTGCCAGCTGTAATCACAAAGTAATGTCTACTCTGGCGCAAATGAAACAAGCCATCGAGGCAGAGGGCTACTTGATGGCGAAGGATTGGTGCGAAAAGTACAGCACCAAAGACGCCCCATTCATCAGGGAAGACGTTGACCGGTGGATACATCAAGGCTGGCTTCCCTACAAGAAATTTTTCAACAGATACAGAGCACTGAAGGCAGACATGCCGGTGCCCCCAGAGGTCAAAGAGTATTGCCGTGCCAGAGAAATTCGACGTGTGGCAAACGAAGAGGCCGTCAGAGAAGGCAAGACTCAAGTCTTTAATTGCAGAGCAAAGAGAACTAACAAGCATGAGAGCTAAGCCGCCACCTTTTGAGGTAGTTGGCTGGTTTGCATCGTTCTACGAGGCTGACTGCTGGGTCAGGAAGAACAAACGGTACTTAATTCAAAGACGCTACAGGCTAGTGAAAGAGAGCGATCCTGAATGGAAAGAAGCAATGGAGAAGGGACAGATCAAAGTAATCTAGTCCCACTGCACACGAGCAAATTCCCGCACACCATCAGGCGGGAAAACTGCATGGCGTGCGAACACATCATCTTAAAAAACATGCGCAGAGAGCGCGAGGAGAGAGAAAAGCATGAGCGAGAAAACCGCGTTTCAAAAGGCAAAAGAGCAGGCAGCAACTGGTGGCGTAAGTTTACCAGCGCCAGCAAGCGGCTCTTCAGACGGTACATCGACAGCATTGACGGTTACACCTGCTGAAGCTGAAGTCATCATTGCAGAGAAGGATCGCTACGTCATTACGCCCGCAATCGAAGAGGCAGCGGTCCAGCAATTCGTTCTGACTCAAGACATGAGCACGCTGAGACCGGTGCAGCAGATCGCTTTTATTCAGTGGGAGAAAAACCGCCTGGGCGTAAAAGGTCATTGCATCGACCTGCTGGAGAACAAAAAGACCGGCAAGGTGGTGCCTTATTACAACGATGAATGCGCCACACAGATGAAGCACAACCGTGGCGCCTCGGTTAAGTACACAGATCGCGGCTTTGAAACACTGGGTGATACCACGCTATTCAGAGTGGTGTGTGAAGTCACCAAGGCTGATGGCAGAACAGAGCCACGCACTGCCTATCTGGACGTCAGCGGGCTGAAGGGTCAAGAGCTGGGCAATGCTTTGATGAAAGCCGAATCGAAGGCACACAGAAGAGCGGTGCTCAAGTCATTTGGTCTATCAGACGACTCACCGGAAGACGGTGACGGTAAGTTAGTTCAACTTGAAGGTGAAAAGGAACCGCCTTCGATACAAAGTGTATTCGGTCAGGCGGGTACCAGCTTGATCGGTGCAGTGCAGCAGGAACCGGTAGCTAGTAATCCCTCTACTGCTGCACAGGAAACAGGGGAAAGCCCAGCCAAAGAAGAAGCGGCTGATGATGCCGAAATCGTCACCGCTTCTTCGGAGGCAGCGGCAGAATCCCCAAAGCCGGATATGCAGTCTGTGGAATCTGCGAGCAGTTCAGATTCATCGAAGACGAAGGATTCTGCAACAAGTGCCTTAGAGAAGCAGACGAATATAACGCAGCCCGAGGCTGAGCAGGGAAAGCCTGCAAAGGGTCGGAAGGGTGCTGCTGCGAAAGAAAGCCAGAATTCGTCGAAGGAGTCAGAAGCTGGGAGTGCTTCTACGGGTGCACCTGCCACCCAGGCTGAAGTGGGAAAGTCGAGCGATGCAGACTGTGCTTCTGGCCAGGTGAAAGAGAGTGCAAGTGCAGAGCCTGTGGAGGATGCCACATCAGCTGGGGAGGAGGCAGCTGCCCCTGAAGACGAACTAGATCTAGATTCTCTGTTCTCCGATGAGCACGAGGGCGAAGACGACGATGCAGACGATGCCGAAGAAGTTGAAGAAGAACTTGACCCGGCTGAAGCAGCAAAGATCGTCACGAAGGAACAGATGCAGGAAATCTTTGATGTTGCCAAAGCAAATTCGTGGACGCCTGATCAGGTTGCAACTACTCTGCGAGACCACATGAAGCTGGAGCTTAAAGGAGACGTTCCGCGCTACCTCAATGTAGGCGAGCAGAGAAAAGCTCTGAAGTGGTTTGGCAACAAGGCAAACACACCGGGCACCGCATGGGCGCCGGTCGGTGAGGAGGCCTAGTGAGCAACCTTAATGACCTGTCTGTCTTCGGTGTGCCAGGGTACGGAGAACCGACAGAGCAGCCTCAGCAGTTATCCCTGGTGAAGCGACCGCCTAGCTATTTCGACTTTCAAGAAGTCTGGACAAAGATGCTTCAGCTGAAGTGTGTGCGGACGACTGCTGAAAACTATTTGCAAAAGCTAGGCGCCACTATCAAGCTAAACAAAGAGCCAAAATCGCCAACCATCACAGGTCTGACCTGGGAACACATCGAACAGATGAAGGCCCAGGTGGCAGAGAAGGAAGCAAAAACGCAAGAGAAGAAGGCAAAGAAGGAAACGCCAAAAGCCACCCCGGCTCCCGTTCCGCAAACTGCCGGCACTCCTGCAGAAGTGCCACCGCCTACGCCACCAAAGGAAAAACCAAAGACAGCAGCTCAACAGCTCAAAGAATTTGAATCAATTGTCAGGATCGCAGAGAAGAAGGGCTACGCCAGAGAAGACGTAACTCAGCACTATGCAGCACTCCAGCAAGATGAATCAGTCTCTGAAGATGAGATCCTATGGGAGTTAACGGGGTGGGTAGCACAGCTGCATGATGTTTCATCGGCAGCACTAAAGCGCCAAAATGCGGAGAAAGAAGCACTGTCTGTGGCTCAATCTGAGAGCCACGCGATAGACCGCGTCGAAGCCATTCTAAATGCAAAATTCGTCAATCCGTTCGACAAGAAAGAGTACACAGGAAGGCAGGTAGTAAGGACACTTTCCACCATCCGGTCTCAGATGGAGACGAGAGAGAACGAATACATCGCAGACATGAATGAGCTGAGAAGCGGGGAAGAAGGCTGGAAGAACTGCTACGGAGCACAGCTGAACTATTTCCTAAAGGAAGAGTTCAAGCTTCGGCGCCGGATAAACGCCGCCGGAAAGGCCTACTATCGACCGGCCACCATAAAGCTGGGATGGATCACAGCGAAGAGGCAGCGTGTGGAAGGCGGTCCACAATGCACAGATAAAGCGCTTTTCGTCCAGATGGTTCAGAAGTTCAAAGATCCGAAGGTCTTGGAAGAGTTTCTATCTTCTCTAACGGATAAGCAGAAACTTCTGTTTGCAAACTGCTTCAAGCTGGACATCTCCATAGATTGGAGAGCATGTGAAATAGCTGTTGAGAATGGCATCAAGTTCGATCATTGGACAATTAAAGAAACTGATGAAATTGGTGAGCCTAAGCTCTACTTCTCAAAGCCACGTGCTGTCACAGCTGGAGTCGAAGAAGAAGAGGAGGATTAAGCGCCGATGTACTCAGAGCCATACATGACCGAAGCCATCCTGGAGAACAGGAAAGAGAGGAGCAATGATCAAGCATGTCCTGGCGGTGCTTGCTCTGTTGGCGACTACGTTGCCCGCAAGCGCACAGCCTCAGCACTTCTTCCAGTCGCCCGCAGTGGTGCAGCCTGCACCACAACCGGTGCCTTCATCACCACCACCGAAGCCGGTAATTGCAGACAAGCACCCGCGCCTGAAAGCAATATACAGAGCGCCTTTGTTCGTGGTTATCCATCCGGTGCAGACCTTTAACCGTCTGACTTTCCCGGTGCAGCATCCGCTGAAGACCGGCAAATGGATGGAAGCCAGCGGCTTTAACGGGCTGATGGGTGGATTGGGTGCAATCGGAAACGTAGGCACCACTGCAATAGTAGGAGCGAAGAAATTCTGAATGAATGTGCTGTGTGTCGATCCTGGCCCCTGGGAAACCGGATGGGCTGCCATCAATACAAAGAATGGTCTCAAGGGCGCTCCAGGCGGCAGCGGCATTGATCGCAATGAAGACTTCGCAAATTTTTTGAAGCTCTCACCATCGCTGCAAGCAGTGGTGTGTGAAATGCCCCAGGCGTATAAGACCGTAGGTCAAGACGTCATTAACACTGCCTTCTGGGCTGGAGAGTATCGACGCATCTGCAAGGATCGCGGCATTCCTTTTCACGAAATAACTAGAAACGAAGTGCGTCACATTATGTGCGGTGTCACTTCCGGTGTGAATGATAAACACGTGAATGAGGCAGTCGCCTATCACTACGGTGTAGAGACGCGTAAGGGGCAATGGACAGGATTCTTGAAGGGTATAACCAGCCATTCCAAAGCCGCTCTAGCTGCCGGTGTGGCTTGGATGAAACACACAGGAGTGAAATAGATGCTCGGAGTAATTGAAGGTAGACAGGCTAAGAGAAAAGGTCATAGACGAGACTATGACCGACTGAAAGAAGAAATTCCAAACATTGATCTTGATGACACCGAATGGAAAAACAAACTCGGCAAGTCAAGAAAAGAGCACCAGAAAGAATGTCAGGGCGTAGACGCAGACATCGACTGGATTAAGGCAGCGGCAAAGCTTGCAGTACGCGATGTATTCAAGCTGGAAGGCAAGACAGACCCGAGCTTCAAGGAAGTGGATGAGCGCCTGGACGCATACGGCAGAGAAGCCCGCCCGCATTTGTCGGCAGAGACACAGACAGTTCTGGACCGTGAAGCCGACAGAGCAGCCGCGCAGGAGAAAGAAGCGCAGAAAGAGCGTGACAAAGAGATCGAAGAAGACGCAGAGCGCCGACAAACTTTGATCCCCGGCACAGAAGAAGCGGTAAAGGCTAACAGGGAAGCTGCGAAGAAGTCCAAAGGCAAGAAGGCCGGAAAGCTCACAGTGACAACAGATCCCTTCTTCCAATCTGACTACCAGGAGCAAGTTGCCAGAGAAGACACCTTCATCCCACCGGCAGAAGAAGCGTTAGCAGATGTGATGGATGCCTTTAAGGATGAGCCGGAAACAGTAGAGAAGTTGCCGCCTGCCGATGGCTTCAAGCCGGAAGACAAAGAGACCGAAGGCAAGAAGCCGAAGAAGGCGAGCACCAAGAAAACGGCAGCAAAGCCGAACAAGAAGAAAAAGTAAGTTTATTTGGTGAGGGGACAGTAAGATGCAAATTTGCCCAGCGTGCGGTAAGCCATATTCCAGACTGCAACGAAATTGGGGCGGTATGGAAGCCGTTTACATTCACGCTGGTGCAGATTGCATTGTGCCTCTCAAGTTCAATGACATGAACGAGAGAGAGCAGCGCTTACAGTTCGCGCTAGACCAAGAACGTGCATTGAGAAAGAGAAGAGAAGTCCAGCTGCAAGCGATAGCCAAGTATTGCGCTGGACAAATTTACCTTGAGGAGTATGAAGAACGTGTTGAACTTGAAATACATTCTAAAGAGTGCCCTTTGCATTGGGGTGATTGCGGCTCCTGCCTTTGCAGCGGCAATGCCAGTGCAATCGCTGAACTTAATGAAGCCTCCCGAGCTTCAGGGCTTGCCGACAAGGGAGCAACTGATTGACGAACTGGGACAGAATCACCTGGTGTGCATCTGGACGCTTGACGGTCTGATGATCGTCTGGACTGGCGGAACAGTGGAAGTACCCTGGTCGGACATGCTCAGCAAGTACGGCGATGCCATCAAGATTAAGACTCGCATGCAGTAAGGAAGTCGGAAGTGCTGACACCAGAAGAGATGGCGAAAGCCAACAAGACCAGGAAGAAAGAGCGCACTGCCGAAGAGGATGCAGCAAAGATCGAAAAGGATTGCGACGAGCTGTATGCAGCGTGCGAAGCGCGACTGGAAGAAAGCTGGACCGGTAAGAAAAACACAAGCGTGGCAGTTTGCTGCAAGTACCGCAAGGTAGCTGCCATTGACGAAGTGATAAAGGTCTTCAAGCTAAAGAAGTGGAAAGCCACCAAGGAATTTCTAGATCCTGGAGACGGAAAGGGAAAGCGCTATCACATCGTTTTCACAGCCTAGATGAGACATGCCGGAAACACCAAACGAACCAGAAAGACTGCCACCACACTCATGGGAGGCAGAGCAGGCAGTTATTGGCAGTGCGCTGATAGCCAATCAGACACTGCTGGAAACATCCAAAATTCTGGAGCCGTTTGATTTCTATGTGCCTCAGCATCAGATTGTCTGGAAAACAATAAGGCATCTTTGGAGCAACCTTTGCCCCGTCGATATGGTGACGGTCAGCGAAGAGCTGAAGAAGACAGGCGAACCAGGCAGAACCGACCTGGACAAAGTAGGCGGGCGTCAATACGTCACTGATCTGGCGCTTGCAGTAGCCACCACGGCTAATGCCACATATTACGCAAACATTGTCAAACGTCATTCCATCCGAAGACGAATCATCAAGTTAGGAATTAGGGCAAGCCGTCAGGCTTTCGAAAGTGACGACTATGAGAATGTACTCTCTAACCTCATCCGAGAATCGACACAGATTGACGAGACAGGCACCAGACGCGGTGCCCGATCGGCTGCCGAGATTCTGCCGGAAGCAAGGGCAGCCCTGGAGATTATCCGCGTGAACAAAGGCGCTGTGACCGGCATACCTACCGGCATTATCGACATTGACGAAAAGGTCTGGGGCTTCAACGGTGGAGAGTTCAACCTTCTTGCAGCACGCCCTTCGATGGGAAAGACTGCGTTCATGCTTAACGTCGCGCTGAACCAGGCGAAACTCTATGAGCAACGCGTACTGATCATCGAACTGGAGATGTATGAAGAGCGCCTGATTAATCGCATGCTTGCCTGCATGGCGGGTCTGGACGCGAAGAAATTTAAGACTGGCAAATTTGAAAGCTGGGATCTAGACCAGCTTGCCAAAGCAGAGAAAGAACTAGCAAAGCTGCCTATAGACATTGTTGATCAGCGTGCCGGAATTAGAACCGCCCAGGACGTTATTGCCTGCGTCGAAGATAGGCGAATCAGAGGCAAGAAGCCAGACATCGTCTGGGGAGACCACATCGGAAAACTGAAAGGCAATGCAAGCAAATACTTCAGCACAGAGCAGGAAGTATCAGACATCACCGATACATTGCAGCGCGGTGCGGCCAAGTTCGGTATTTCATTCAACTGGCTCAGTCAGCTATCCAGAGCCGTTGATCAGAGACAAGACAAGCGGCCAATGCTTTCCGATCTGAGGAATTCAGGATCGTTGGAGCAAGACGCTTCGGTGGTCATGTTCCTTTACCGGGATGAGTACTACAACCCAAAAGACAGCATTTACAAGGGAGAGTGTGAAGTCATCATCGCCAAAAACCGGGATGGTGAGACCGGCACGTGTGACCTGCTCTTCAAGAAAGAGACACAACAATTTAGCAGCAAAGACACCAGAGACAACATCAAGATGTTGCTTCCCTCGGACGGAGAGAGCCTGCCAGAGATGCTGCATGCCTACGAAGCTAAACAAGTCCTTCATGCATGGGAGAAACAAGGGGGTGATTCATATGTAGAAGAGCGGCTGCATAAGCAGCTTTCAGAACACACAGGAGATAGTCACGCCGACCAGATCGAAGTAAGAAACTGGACGGTGTTGACAGAAGAATGGGAAAAGATCAAAGGCTCCAGGATCGTTGTAAATCCTTACTCCGACTTGGATGTATTCAATACCTAATTACCTTTTGGAGTTTTACAAATGCCTAAGAAAGTACTGATCGCGCTGCCACCGGCGATGCTTGAGCAAGTGGATTTCATCGCACAGCACGAGCACCGGACAAGAAGCGATCTGATAAGAGAAGCATTGCGCCGCTACCTGGACAACTTCAGAAAGAACCAGGGCGCTGCACATTTGGCTATCAGTTCAATCGAAGTAAACGACCCATATAAACCGACACTCTCATGAAGCAGCTGCCTCTGTTCGGTCCAGAAGAACTAAAAAAGCTGGAAGAACAGAAGCAGGACAAGCCAAAGAAGACCGGTAAGAAAAAGCCTCGCAAGAAAAAGAAGAAGCTTCACAGGAAGCCGGCACCCGTTGTTATGCGGTTCTGCAAGCGCTGCCTGTGTCGCATCGACGCGGACAAAATACCGGTGTGCAATGCAGTCTGTGCTTTCTGTTTTCGAGACGATGAAGTCTCTGGCGGTTTCCTGAAGTGGTTCACGGATCACTTCCACGCGCTGGAGCCGCTAGAGAAAAGCCCTGACCCAGAAAAGCGGGGTCAGGTGAAGGAATTCGGGGAGCTGGTCTGCCAGTACCAGCAAGCCGACCGGTGCGCCCGCATCGCGATCAAGTATCTCGAAAGCGAGCACAGAGATCGAAAGCAGGCGGTGCTTGCAGCACTAGATCGTTTGTCCTTCCCACCGCCGACTAAAAACGTATTCGCTGCATGGAGAGCACGAATTAGACCGCAAATAAAAGCTGCACGAATAAATCTTGGTGAGCCGGTCATCAACTGGCAGCAAACAAAGTACAGACCACAAGACCAGGAAGACTACAAGCTGCCGACCGTAGACACAAAAAGGAAAAGGAAAAATGCACGGAAGATGTGACTTTTGCAGAGAGGAGTTAAACCCGCCCCATGCTCACTATTGCGCCGATGAATACATTGCGAGGCTGGGCAACTCGCAGGACGCTGTGACTGTCTTCCTGGACGCTCACAAAGAGTTCATGAAAGACCAAACCAGTCAAGCGAACTGGGACAAGTTAGAGAAAGCAATTGCAGCATTGCCTTATTCGGGTGACGCGCCCAGGGCGAAGATGTACATGCACAGAGCACAGCTTGCCATCAGGGTTGCAGACGCTGCCTTCTTCCACTACATGGAAGGCGATGCTACACAACTTGAGGCTGCACTTATTGAGTGGATCGAGTTTCGCTACAAGTGGGATCGGCCGGTCGGACCCGAAGAAGAACTGAGCGAAACGCTTAGACGCTGCCAGAAATTTCTCAAGATGAAAGGGCTGTATGGCGACGTAGCGAGAATAAATCGCCCGAAGCTTGCAGGAATGCTGACGACTTGCAGAGACCTTCTGAGCAAGCTCACAGCGTTCACCGGTGACCTAATTTCTGAGCGCTTGCAATTAGTGGAGGCGTCGAAAGATGAACAGCTGCCCTGAGTGCAATGCAGATCAAAAGTACAAACAGCCTGGAGTGCTGGGCGGTACTGAGATCGGTTTCTATTGTGGTGCTGTCTGGGTGCAAAGTAGCTCCAGAACTTCATACGCTCGAAAGGGATGTGACTACAGAGCGCCAAAAGGTGCGGTGTTCATGGGCGTTGACCTGGCGAGCGGTCCAGATCGCACAGTCGGCATCGACCCTGACACTGGTTTACCGGTAGACATGAAGCTCTTCAGCCCAGAGAAGTTGGAAGAGCTGTACAGGAGGCACGCGCTGGAATGAGCGGCTTTGCATTCACCGACTTAGAAACTACCGGGCTCTCTGAGTCTGATGACCGGATAACGCAGATTGCAGCGATCCGGACAGACGAAAATTTCAAAATCCGAGGCGTTTTCAAAATGCACGTGTACCTGCCGGATGAGATCGAGCTGAGCGACTACGCCAGAGAAATCACCGGCATCACCAGGGAATCTCTACAGCGTGAACCGCCAGAAGAAATCGTCATTCGAGCTTATCTGGACTTCTGTTATTCAGATGACCCGCTGGTGTTCGCTGCCTATAACAAGCAGTTCGACATGAGGATGATCATTGCCGCGTGTCACCGCTATCCAGGGATGTATGAGCTGTTTAAGAAGCGCATCAAGACGCCCGCTTATTGCGTGATGAAGGCGGCAGAAGAGCACCTGCCGGATGTGCCCCGCATTTACCGTGAAGACGGCAAATATAGCCAGTACAAACTTGAGCTGGTGGCAAAGCACCTGGGCATCAGGATAAAACCGCACGACGCGCTGGAAGACATTGCAGCGACGTTGAAGATCGCAAAACACATCAGGAGGATCAAAGGTGGACGGTGACTATCAAAACCCCCTGGACCCGAATCTAGTTGTTCTGGTTCAGCAAGAGATGGAGCGCTCTTACGAAAAGTTCGGAGAGCAAAACCATCAGCCCGAAAGATGGCTGACCATCCTGGGCGAAGAGTACGGCGAGGCGTGCCAAGCCGCTCTAAAGATGACCTTCGACGGTCAACCCGCGCAGAACTATGTTGACGAATTGCTCCAGGTGGCTGCTGTCGCACTCAATGCGATCCAGTCGTTTGAGAGACAAGGGCGCTTCTTCACCAGGGCTGATGAAAGGGTTTTGCTGGCACGAATCGAGCAGCTAGAAACAGCGCTCAACAAGATTGCCACCTTCAATCCATCTCCGATCTGGGACAAGCAAGGCATGATCGACATTGCAACAGAGGCGCTAGAAGAATCGCCCTGGCTTGATTATGCAATGGATCAGAAATACAACACACCTCAAGTAGTGGACCCGATGGCACACATGCACAAGCCAATCACTAAAGAGATGTTGGAAGACGCACCAGGCTTTGAGACCTTTGTGCGGGAAGAGGTAGCAAAACGCTTTGCTGATGCAATTACTGAGCCGATGCTTTCGCACATCTCCGACTGCGAGAACTGCACGAGCAAGGATCGGAACTGGTGCTGGATGAATACACACGGAAGCATCCGAACAGATGTGACCGGAAGTTGTGGGTGCAAGTGTCATGCCTAAACAAACACAGCCGAAGATTGAAACCACGTCAACCGGGAAGCTCAAGCTCAGCTTCAAAGGTCAGATCTGGTACATCGAAGCCGCCGAAGCAGTTGACTTTCTTTGGAATCTTCTGAAAGCAGTGGTGAAGATGAACGCGAAGTTTAGTGACTGTGAATGCGTAAGTAACTATCACAGCACACAGGAAATTTACTGCTGCCAGAAGTGCGGCTGGCCAATGGGGGAAAGTCTATGAGCAGAGAGAAAGACGTTGCACTAGTTGCAATCACTAAGACATGGAGCATCAGCGATCCTGATGGTTACATCATCGCCTTCCAAGGTCCGAAGCTTTATCCCGAAGATGCCAGAATCAAAGTCTGCGCTTTCGAGCAAGAATGCGAAGACGACGCGAGCATCAACAGAATCGGAGACACACCACTGGCGCGCCAGTTCGATGGGAAGTCTGTCGGCCTGTACATCTGGGAAGGCGAAGTGAAGTATCCAGCCCCCGAGTCTCTGGGAGAGTTCGACACTTCTGCACCAGATCTAGAAGGCGAGATCCGAGACGCCACGGTGGAAGACTTGGTTGCTTTCGGGATGCTGAAGCAATGAACATCGAAGAGCAAAAACAAAAGCTGCTGGAGTGCGCCCAGAAGCTTGAAGAGTACAGCGAATTGATTGAGCCGCTTTTCCAGCTCGGTAGCGAGAATCTTGCACCTGGGACAGACTGGTGGTGCTGCATTGCTGGTATGCGTCACATCAATCTGGCGAACATTCGATTTTTGAAATCTATGTCCAATGAACTTGAGCGGCCGAAGAAAGCGCTAGGTGACAGCTACCTGGACAGGCGAATGCTCAAGCAGAGAGAAAACACAATCGCTGCTCACGAGGTTGAAAGCCCTTGCGGCAACGGCTGCCTGCTGACCTGGAAGGCACAGCAGATCATCAATGAAACATAACCAGCATTATCAGAACACAGGAGTGCTATGAACGACCCCGAAACAATACTGCTAATAGCATGGCTGGTGATCAGCGCAGTTCTACTGGTAGTAACTGCGCGAGCACTAAAAGACTCTACTGAAGTAATGCGACTTCAGCAGGAGCACGCCATATCCATCCAAGAACTTGCACGCATTCTAGAAGCGCCACCACATAAGGTGCAGGAGCTAGCAGACGCAACAGACTGCAAGGTCTGTCACAACACGTGCTGCACCGCGCCAGACTTCGTTAGACGCATGGCATGTGGCTGCATGGAAAGCCGCTTGCACTCTGAGAGCTGTTTCTACTACGTGTGCAAAAACTGTGACACAAGTTGCAAGTGTGAACCCGAATGAATGAAGACAAAAACAAATGCACCACATGTGATGCAGAGTGCGACATGAAGCAGTGCACAAACTGCTGGGAGGTAGAGCGTCGACTGGAAGATTATCTGAAATCACCAAAGGGCTTTGTCTTCGTGATGAAGGCCACAGCAAAAGAGGCGAAAAGACCAAAATGACACCAGAACAGAAAGCCGCCTATGTGGTGGCACAGGCAGCGCTGCTCAACGCGCGGATATCCGCCATGAAAGCTGAAAATGACTGCTATCCAGATGCAATTCCATACGGAGAGAAGGCATTTGATGACGTGATAGAACAGTTCGACGGAATTCTGGGACACAACGCACTAATGGAGCTTTTCAAAGACTAATGGAACTTTGTACTGACTGTGGAAAGTGTGCGGACCACTGCGTCTGCGATCACTTCGGTGAGGTCGGAGACTGCGAAGATTGCACTGAAGCTGAAGAAGAAGAGGAAGAAGACTGGGGAGAACCGAACCCTAACAGAAACGAGAAGGAGAGACCGAAGCAATGAAATACGCGCTCACACTGCAAATAGTTTTCGGAGTCATGGGAGTGATCGCGGATCAGTCCGGCTGTAGAGTCTCCAGCGTATTGTTTGATCTTTCAATGACCTGCTTCGGCTGGATATTGGGTTATTCACATTGCACAAGCGAGAACAAAAAGAACGATGGTTGAGAAGTTCCCCGAAGGTCACACGCTGCCCTGCATCTGTGACGATGAAGACACTGTCTATCTGCACTTCCACCACGACCTGGACGCGTCACTAAGACTAGACAGAGCAGTGAGCAGGCTCCTGGTGGAGATGTACCGGGGCGACTTGCGGAAGCTTGAAGAAGAGCTAGCAGGGCAAGACGGAATGACTCTGGGCAGGTGCCCGAAAAAGATAAAGGAGAGACGATGAACGAAGAGCAACAGAGAAGAATACTTGCCGGTGACTATGCAAGCGTCGGCAGAGATATAAAAGAGCAAGCGAAAGAAACTGCTATCAAAGCCGACAAGCTGGCAAAGCACATTTACGAAAACCTGATCCCGAATCTCTGCATAGTGTTGAAGGGACAAAACGGCAAGCGCTGCAAGTGGGAAGAATGCCCTGAGCCTCTCAAGTTTGCCTACCAGATGACAGCTGTTTCTCTGGTCACATTTCACGGAGTTTCAATCGACTGATGGACAAACTGACCGCTAACGACCTGGACATCATCAACATCAGTCTTCGGCATGGCTACTTAATTCCACATAGCAACATTCGAAAACTGGTAGCGGAAAACGAAAGACTTTCAAACCGGCTTCGACTTGCTGAACATGCGCTTGGAGCCGCCAACCCTAACACGGTGGAAGACCCAGGCTTCAGGCTTAAGTGTCTCTGCATTGAGCCGGAAAAATTTTGGCCCTGGTATGAGCAAGTATTGAAAGAGGATGGAGCATGAGAAGCCCAGGCGCGAAAGTCTTTCGCTATGACGCCTACCTCAAGCCGATTGAAGAGAAGAAGCCGCTGGTGTTCAAACCGATTCAAGAGAGCTGGGCAGACAAGCGCAGACGATGGCGGAAAGAAGATGAACAGCGCTTTTTGCAAGCCGTAAAAGAGGGGCACTACGAATTTCCAGGAATCAAAACAACAGATGCCAAAGAAGAAAAAGGAAAGACTGTTTAGCCGCCTTGCCGAAGAGGTCGTGCACGTTGTTAACGTGCTGATTGGATTGGCTCAAGAAGGCAAATACAACACGCCGAAGTTTAACGAGGAGTACAAAAAGTTTGATCGCATGAGCAAGCTGATTGTGTTGCCCGAGTGTGACTGTGCAGAAATCGGAGAGCGCCTGGTCCTTGCAGAAGACATCTGCGAAAGGGCTTGTGAGCTGGCTTTCGTGAAGATGCCGGAAGCGCCCAGGGCGAATCTCAAGAAAGAGTTTAGTGACGCGTTGAAGGAATGGAGGAGCAAAGAGAGTGAAAACAGACTTACAGAAGAAGATGGATGAATTGAGCCACGACTTAAGAAGCCAGTCATCAGTGGTTAATAAGAAGCTGGACCTGATTGAGCTAATCAGAACCTTGCCGGAAGAAGCACCAGATACTTTGACTCTGATGTATCAGCGTGGACCTGGTGGAAACATAGAGCACATTTTTGGAAGAAGGCACTCAAGTATTCCAGCCGAAGCACGAGACATCATGAAGAAGGCGGCTACAAATGCCTTCAACGAAATCAGAGAGATGCTGGTGAAGAGACTAGAAGAGCTATGAGTTGCGGCAATCCAGAAGATGCAGAAGGCGAGTGGATCGGCGGCAAGTTTGTGTTTACTGTTGAGTATGCTTTGCTGGGCTTCGATCACTACAGTCCCGAATCAGAAAGAAAGTTTGAAGATAGTTTCTTTCGTTGTCGCAGATGGTGCCTGCTTGCTGCCGACATTCAGCGCCGACTTGATCACGGAGTCTGGGACATCTTCAAGCCGCTTCTGCTTCGCCAGCAGCGAGCGTTAGCAACCGGCATAAAGGGTGTGGACATTGAGATTAGACACGCCGTCTGGTCCACATTACCGCCAGATTCTGATGGCTTCGTTTACTTTGAATAGAACACACCGCCGCGTCATCGTATTTGGTGGCGTGGCTTTTTATTGGAGCCAGTTAGATGGATGAGGAGAAGCTCATAGCCATTGCTAAGAAATACGGCATGGATCGCTACCAGCTCAATTCACTGCTGCTTCCACTGAACTTCACAAAGCAGATTGAGCAGTTTCAGAATGCAATGCTGTTTGAAAAGCAAGAGCGAGAAAGGCGGCTGTACTGGGTGTTTAGATACCGAATCAACAGGAAGAAGGAACCGGAATGAGCAACACGAACCGAGGCAAAGCCCGCAACCCCGAAGACTTCTACCCCACAGAGCACTGGGTCACTCATGCTGCGCTGAAAGCTTTGCCTCAGCTTGCTCAGTATTCAGATGGCGTCTGGTGCGAACCGGCAGCAGGAGAAGGGCACATTGTGCAAGCCGTGGAGAGCTTCGGCTACCATCCAACCTGGCACCTCCTGGACCTTAGACCGGAATGCAAGAAACCGCTTCAGAAGCTCAACGTAGACCGCTCTCGTTTGTTTATCTCAACAGGTGAGATGTTTCAGTTCTGGGCTTACCCCAAAGCAGTGGACGTGCTCATCACGAATCCGCCTTACACATTTGCAGAAGACTTCATCAGAAGATCGCTGCTGTTTGCAAAGGTCGTTATCATGCTGCTTCGCTTGAACTACATCGGCAGCGAAGAGCGTGAGGATTTATTCGACAAGTACCCGCCCGATCTCTATCCGGTGCATCCAAGACCTTTTCCCGATGCCACAGAATATGCCTGGTTCACCTGGGGCCTTTCGGAAGGTCACCACTGGCAAAGAATAAAAGGCTTCCGCCCCGAGAAAGAGCGAAAGCCTAAGAAGATTAGCGAAGGTCAGCTGCTATTTGATCTCCATTAAGAGCTTCAGCAGACAAGCCGCGCCGACTTGTTGTGATACCAGATTCGGATCGTACTTTCCATCACTGGCGTACTTGCCCTTCTTGTAGTGGTTTGTGAAACTCCACAAATAGGGCGACTTCACATCAGGGTGATAGAGCCGGTATCCATACCCGTTGTAACCTTCCAGTTCCCAGAGCATCCTTGCAGTGCTCCAGTTCGTTACCTTGTCCAGCTTCCTGAGCTTCAGCGCATCTAGTGCCGACTCTTCCCAGGTGTAAGCAGAGCCTTTGCCAGCAGCCGGATCTGCTACCGGTCTGCCTTTTGGCACGTGCGTTGTTTTGCCAGTGAGCGGGTCACCATTGTGCAGGTGCTTCTTAAAGTTCAGCCCTGCTTCCATTGAGTGCACCACGGCAATGAATCGCCACGGGATGCCCAGCTGGCTTCCAATCGCTTCATAGCGCTTGCGATAGGCAATGATTGCATTCACACGAGTCTTCACGTGGTGCATCAATTCCGGCTTGATGACCATAGTGTTAAAGAGATTCGTGTACTCAGCAGTCAGAGCTGTGTTCAATTCCAGGCTCATACGTCACTTCCTTTTTGGGAATGCCCAGAGAATGACGCCAGCAATTGCACCGACACATACAGTGAGCACATAGTTGATATTGATCCCGATGCCGGCCTTCCCGCTGTATAGCGCCCATGAGTGCAACGAGAAGGCACCAAAAACGATGGCAATGAACGCGTTACCAGCAAGAAACAAAATCCACGCCTTAACGTAGGCGATGAGCTTCTTCTCTAGTCCGTGAATGCAGTCGATAAAGAACGTGCAGCCACAGTCTGGACACTCGTGCTCTATTTCGTTTCCTTCGGGTTGCAGTGCTTCACTAGCTTCGTTGCCATCCATCCCGCACAGTCTCCACGCATAGCGATCACGACCGGCACCAGAACGATTGCCAGAATGATCGTGCCATTTACCACATACTCATGAGGGCTCATTACGCCACCGCTTTACCTTCTGCTGCATCATTCGGATTGAGCAGCAATGCCTTCGTGAAACCAGTCACCAGGGCGAAGAGCACTAAGCCTTCTACCTGGTAGAAGCGGGCTTCTTCCGTCCACTCATCACGAGTCTTTGCGATGAGCTTGGCAGTGGTCTTCTCTTCTGCCAAAAGCTTTTCACGAGCTGCTTTCTGCTCTGGAGTTTCGCCCGGCACAGGATGCTTCAATGCAGCATCGCCAAAAGCGCGGTGAGCAATCTTGCCGCCCTGCTCTTTGATGTTTTGCACTTGCGTCTTCCCGTCGCCGTCCAGGTCGGCGTTGATTAGATCAACCTTCGCCTTCACGGTTGCAGCGGTCGAAGCGGCAGTCTGCACGCCTTCGCTGATCTTGGCACCAATAGCCAGCGGACCTTTGATGCCATCTTTGAACTTGTCGAAAAATCCCATACTCTCCTCCCTTTGCGTTGAATTAACCGAACCTTCTGCAAACACCTGTTGCAGTCTTCGTATCGGTGATACCTGTAGAACCTGCCGCTGCTGCCTGAGTTGCTGAGCCGCCAGTACCTGCTGCACCGCCGGTAACAGTGATAGAGCCATTATTCGTGAACGTACCTTCTGACCACATGCCGCCTATGCCGCCACCGCCACCTGCACCATTGCCGCCACTACCATTGCCGTTGCCGCCGACACCGCCATTAGCTCCGACCGTCTTAGTAGCATTGATTGTTACGTCACCCTTACTCCTAAGATCAATGACACCACCACTGCCAGCGCCGCCACCGCCACCACCACTAGCGCCAGCAGCCACTCCTGCCCCGCCGTGAGCGGAAATGTTTCCATTAATAACCACGGTGCTAGCAACTTCGAAGTATACGAAACCACCAGCAGCACCACCTGTACCCGAGGCCGCAGTTGCTCCACCGCCACCACCAGAAGATCCTCCAGACGCCTGATCTAATGTCGTCCAAGCACCTCCACCAAAAGCGCGAATATTTGCAGTGTTGCTTCCACCAGCACCACCAGCACCACCACAGCCACCGCCGCCACCACCGCACCGGTCGGAAGTCGAAATACCGCCTTGCCCTGCGTTAGGACCATTCCCGTTCTGACCCGGTGCACCGTTCACAGCACCACCAGCACCACCAGCCTGGGCAGTAGAAATGACCATGTCGTGATTCAGCGTCATTGTGCCGCTAATAAAGATACGAGTCCCGCTTGCTACAGTCAGAGTGCCGGTTGAAGTCCAGTTACCCGCGTGCATGTAGGTTCCGGATATAGATCCGCTAGTAGGCAGAGCGCGTGAACCATCGCCACCAAAAGGAATACCGCCAGCACCGCCAGAGAACGCTTCTATCCCGTTACCAGCTGCATTGACTCTGAATTGTTGCAAGGCTGTGCCTGTTACCTGCACGACCTTGGAACCGTCGCCTGCAAGAATTCCGTTGTTCGCGACACCGAGCGAAGCATTATTAGTGCCACCGTCACCTATCTTCTTTGTGAAACCAAAGCGGGCAATTTCATAGGCGTCAACACCACGACGCTCTAAAAGCAGGTACTGGGTTTTCGAATTCATGGTGAGATCGACATTGTCACGCAAGTAGATCTTCCCAGCACCGCCAGTAGAGTGCTTCCACACTACCGTCTCAGAAGCATCTTTCATTGTGAACAAGGCGAGCGTCAAACCAGGATAAGACCAGTTGATCGTCTGACAATTATCTGGACCTGTACCACCTTCCGGATCAACGTAGTTAAGAAACTGTGTAGGAGTGAGTTCGTCGCTGACAATAGAAAGATTCACACCCTGCTGATTGCCAGGCAAGCGTCTAAGTCTGAAAAGACTACTGCGCATCACCTCTGTCAAAGTGCCAGAAGAAGCCGAAGAGTAGTACATCAAGATCCAATCGTTCGGACCTTCTAGCAAGAAATTCACGCCATCTGCAAGTATGAATTTGTTTGATGCACCTTGGTTGTTTCGAAAAGTCACAGCACGAGCAGAATTCGCACCGCAAAAGGCATACAGCCCACCATCCCGCATGTTTGTGCTTACGAAATTATCCAGATTCTGCGCCGAAGCGGCCAGGTAAGTGTCAAGGGCATAAACAGAGCATTCATTTACAGGGGTGATCTGACCGCTTGCATTAAGCGTCAGCGTCTGTTTCGGACCGACTCCGATCACTTCTTTCAAAATGGAAAGAATATTCTCGTCAAAGGTTTTCATCGCGCCTTGAGTAATGGCGGAATTAGACGGATAGCCCGCAGGAGGTACAGCAGTCATGTTGAAACCCTGATTAGTAGCCGTGTATTACGAGGTCCACTATACCGTCACAAGGTACACCACTAGAATCAAGTACATAGATCAATACGCCTACATCCGCATCCTTACCCGCACAAACAGCGCTGGCACCGTTTGGATAGGTAACGTTCACAACAGGGGTGGCACTTACGTGTTCGATGTGCACGAAGTCGCTATCAGGTACTACTTCAAGGCCAGCAGCAGGGATGAAGACATTTGCAATTCGCTCTTCGATGTCTTGCATATCGGTAACAACGCTGACCTGTTCAATGAAAGAAGGATGTGTAGCGCTTTCGTAGCAAGTGACACGAAAACGCATCTCACCAGGTGAGCCATCAAGTGAGCCGGTCCAGGGCAGCCACACTCCGCTGCCCGCCCACCATTGATCAGAATCGCTAGCCTTATCCCAATACAGATCGCTGTCATCTGACCAGAAGGGGGCACTGGAGACGGGCTGATATTCAACGAAGTAAACGGCAGCATCAACTACAAGCTCAATGTCATTGCGCATCACAACCTTGTAATTTTTGCCAGCAAGCGAAGGATCAGGCGTAAAGTAAAACTCATAGGTAAGACGCGCCGTGCCATCACTCCAGAACAGATCAGAATCGGCTTTATTCCAACGCTTCGAACTGTCATCGCCAGCCCAGTAAGCGCCCGCCGTCGAAGCGGCCTCGATCATTCCGCCGTTTACGCTGCCACCATCAATGACACCAGGAAAAGTGGGATGGTAGTCCTGTTGCAAGTACAGGTTTTTGATTTCCCAGTGCTGAAGATCAAAGACGATCCAGGCAGTATCAGAGCTTTCATTGCCTGCACTATCTACTGTGCGGCAGCCAACAGTGATCAAGCCGGTCGGCAATTGCGTGGTGTCGAGCTCCGGAGACTTCTGGATGTTAACCAGAGTCGGCAGAAGATCCCACTGGCGGCAGTCTCCTACTGCGCCTTTCCATCGGGTGCCCTGGTAGTCCAGGGGCATTGGGCCAAGTAACGCCCGAATTACATTCCTGTCGGTGATTGCGGTCAGTGCAAGCGGTGTAGGTGGCGGTGTCTGCTTCCCAATAACGGTAGTCGGCTCCAGCGGTAGCCATGCAGAGTGAGCGCTAGGAGGGATGACATTTCTGACTTCAATGTCATAGGTGACACCATCTTCAACGCCAGAAATCGTGAGAAAGCCTTGACCTATCCCAGCCCATTGAACCGGTCCAAAGTCAATTTCGTCAGTACGCTTCCAATGGAATTCCCAGCCGGTCACACGATAGTCAGAAGGCGGTTCCATCTGCACAATGATCTGCGACAAACAAGAATCATCAGGCAGCTTCAGCAGCGCATCTTCATTGGTGACTACACCTCGCACCTTCGGCTCTGGGACAAAAAACCGGAAGGGATTTCTTTCTGTGGTCAAAGGCTCATAGGGCGGCACAGCTTCTGACTCAGCCGTGTAAATTGCTGGCGAGTAGTCCAGCATTGTGATTCGTGCGCCCAAGTCCTTTTGATGACTAATCGAAACAACTATCATCTCAGCAGAGTCATTGTCATAGAGACCGCACATGAAGAGGTCATCTACAGCGGGCTTCGGTGAAGTTGCTGCCGGAATCGGAACAGTGAAAGTCAGCGTGTTATGAGTGCCTGCAACAGTGTTGATCTGCCTGAAGTGGCTGCTGCCATCGGCACACCGGACCCGCACACCATAGATTTTTCCAGTCTCTAACACCACCGCCTGGTCAACGGTGATTGAAACAATGTCACCGTTGCCATTGGTATTGACTGCTTTGATTAGCCCTTCGCCAATACCCGCGCGGGCCACATCATGAGTCAGTCGAACCAGGTCACCAACGTTGCAGCAGATCTGCTGAATGTCTGTGGTGATCTCGTGCGTCACCGGTCGCAGTCGCATTGTGCGCAGCAGCCAGCGTCCAAACTTATAAACCATACTCGGGTCAACAATGCCCGGCAGGCTCATGTCTTCGATGTAGCACTGAGTAGATGCAGCGCTGAAGCCGTCTGCATAGACAATGCGCTCATCTTCTTCATACTTAAGATTCTTGTTTGCAAACTTGATCCGGAGCGCTTCCGCTTTTTTCGGCCACGCCCTGGACATCGTGTAATCCCAGGAGTTTGCAGGCGTGAAATGCTGAGCAATCACGGTCAGCGGCCTATCGACAACAGGCGTATATTTGCCGTCACGAATCACATAAGATGCACGTCCAGCAGCTGCCACCATCTTTAGTGCATCGCTCAGCTGTGTTGGCTGGTCGAAAATGTAATTGAACTGATACCCCATCGCATCGCAATAGTCAGCCCATTCTTTGAAGGCATCGGCATCAAGCTCAGACTTCAGCACCCTGCTGTTAAAGAAAGGACCGGTCAGCATGTCCACAAAGATCCATGCCGGGTTAGAGCTTTCGACAGGCGCACCCCAAGTGGTGCCATTCCATTTGGACACCTGGTGAGAGACCATCACACTGTAGTCATCCAGGTTGCCGTTGAGCTTGTCGCTTGCCTTTATACGCATCCCAACTTGCATGGCAGGCACAACCACACCCTGGGAGTCATAAAACGTCCTTACAGGCGACTCAAACCGCGTCGCGCGAAGGAAATACCAGTTGAAGTCATTGACGACATTTGGATCGGTCGAGTCGGCAGACTGCCTGGTAACTTTGACTTCATAAAGAGCAGTGCGTGAAATGGTTGGAGAGACATAGTGAAAGAAATAACGCTTGCCTCTGCTGTTCGTGTAGATAGCACCTTCAAACAGAGTCAACCAGCCACCGCCAGCAGTGTTGCGATATTCAACCTTCACATTGACTGACGCCTGAGAATAATTAGTAACCAGCTGCCCCTGGGCATTGGTCGTGGTGCTGGCTGTATAGAGCCCATTATCAAAGCTCAGAAGAATGGTGAACTGGTCAGCAAGCTGTGGTGCAAGCTTAGTGAGCGGTGTGCTGTTAATAACCGGCTCACCGATCAGCAGCTCATCTTCATCATTCGGAAAGAAAGTAATCGACTGAGCCACTTCGATCTTAGTGACTTCAGGCATCGTGCTGACAAGCTTGTCGCCTATCTTGTGCTCTGTGTAAACATTCGGACCCAGTCCAACATCAAAGGCGAGATTTATGAACTGATCCTGACCATTCACATTGGTCCAGGGCACTGCCGAATGTGACGGGCGCATTAGGTACTTGCCCGCGATGTACGGAATCTTGGAACCGCGATCAAGCCGGTTTGCGATGCCGGTTATAAGCGGCAGCACAGGAATAGAATCAGGCGGCGCCACATAACCACTGACACCAGATGCATTCCGCTTCGCGTCACTATCGGCGGTGCGCTGACCACTGAAGCGAGAAAGCAAATAAGATGCAGACATCCCCGCGATGCCTACACCGATACCAAGCACCGACCTGCCGATGTTCTTAGGTGGCGGCTGAGGAGGCGGCAGTTGTGGATATGGTGCAACACCGTATCCGCCACCGGTTGTGTAATTCGGCATCCCAGGAACAGCAGTGACGTTTAGAAGGTCATGCTCTTGCAGCTCGTAGTTAAACGGCGCGGGAACACCGTTGACGTAGCAGAGCGTATGAAAAACGCTGTGAATACCAAGCAGTTTTACAGCGTCGATCACTTTCGTGCCAGCTGCAACTGTCAGCTCAGTAAGCTGTTCTTTGAAGGGGTTTTTCCGTGCGACTACTCGTGACACTTGCTCTTATGCCTCCAAACAGAGTCTAAGAGGTTGATCCACATAGGTGATTTCCATGACTCTATGCAGGCGTTCTTCATCGGCTCTGTGTGCAGGAAATAGCTCTTTATCCCTATTGCGACAGCAACATGATTGGGCTGTGCCATCGTTTTGAAGATGAGAATGTCACCCTCCTGGGCGTTCTCTACTTCCACGAAAGAATGACGCAGGCTGAGGAATTCACGAGTCAGCGCCCGTGGCGATCGGGCACCATCTGTGGTGAGCAACGGCATGCTGATGTGAAACTCTTCAGCCATCACGTGACGGATCAAACCGTAGCAATCAAGCCCGCTGGCATCGCGCCCTAGAATCACATAGGGAATGCCTATGTACTTATTAGCCCAGGTCATCGGTTTGCCCAGAGTCCTGGGTGAGTGCTGGGAGTCTTGCCCCAGACCGGCACTTCTTCTGTCTCAAGCGAGCGAAGACCTAAATCAAAGGTTGCCTCACTCGCCTTGGCAGTAGCCTTCTTTGTGCTCAGGGGAGGATCAAGCTTCCACTGCACATAGTCCCAATCATCTTCCACCACGAACTTAGCGCCGACAGTGCCCGGAACATCATTGACCTTCTGCACCAGATCCAGTATCGAAGAGTCAACCCAACCCAGCACTAGCTTGCTGCCGGTAAGCTCATTCTGCTCTTCATCCATCAGATCGAGTTCAAACGGAAAGGCAGTGTAGACGCGTCCGTCATGCGTCACGTCCGTCACGTCATTGCACAGGTAAAGAGTCTCGAGACTCGGGTGTGCAATCTCAATCAGAGTGATGAAAGCCTTATTGCAGTTCGGACTGTTAATAAGTGCTTTCGCTGCCGCATTGATAGTGGCGCGTGACATTACGGCAATTTCTCCAGCCTAAAGCTGACCGTCCAAAGCTTGCCCCGGCTGTGTGCCTCAGTGGGTTCATCAGGGCCGCTGAACTGCACGAGCATCGAACCATAGACAGGGTGCGTCCAGGTGAAAGCATCGACGCCACCGCTCAACTGGTCATAGAAATTCCAGAAGGTCGGCAGAAGATCTTTTGTGATCTTGATCGAGCAATCAAAATACTGGACCTGACCGCTAAAGCGAACACGGCGCCTGGGTCTCCCCATCTCTGGTTCAGAGACGATCTTGTTAGGTTGCCGCGTGCCGCTCAGGCTACCCTGCAACGGAGCGGGCAGAGTAGAAGGCCACGATAATGGCACTGCCTAATGTCCTCTTGCCACTTCTCTCACAGTTCTTCCAATAGGATGACTTGGATCTCTCATCATGTTTGGAATTGCATTGAGCATAAGCGCGATACTGCCGTCAGGCATTGTGGTCTGGGTTGCAGTCGCTTTTACGCCAGTGTTATTGATCACATTGATCTTCACTTGCGTTGCTAGCGCTTCCTTCACTTGCCGATTAGGAACAACGCTGCCAGGTCCATCAGGCAAAATCCACTCTTCCCCGCGTTCTCCAACTTTCATGGGGCGGTCGCCCTTAAATCTGCCACCGCTCTTGTATCCGAAAAGGCGCATTGCAGCGGGCATCTGCATCATAGACATGCTTTTGTTTGCCCAGGGCTGAGACATGATTGATTGCATTGCACCAATCATATTGCCATCGCCTTTCCACATCGGGCGGCTTGCCAGAACATCACCAAGAATGTTCATGCCCTGCGCTTGGAGCACGCCGGAAGGTGTGAAGTTAGAAGGATTGCCAGCATTGACAATCTTGTAACCGTCATAAGCATTCCGAAGTATCTGCTCTACCTGTGGTGGCAGCGTAATATCGGCAAGGTCACCAAAGAGCGGAAAGGCTGCTTGTTGAGTTGCGCCACCAAACTTGTAGCCGGGAAAAGCAGGATCGTACTTACTGGCCCAGTCGTTTGCAGGATTGAAAATCGACCCATCAGAACGAACAACCGAACCAGACGGAAGGCGTGAAATGTCCTGCCAATTTCTTGACTGATCGCCACTAAACGCGCTAGGCGTACCAAGTGGAATAGAGCCACCGCTGATCCTTGCGACGGCAGAATGATCGCCCATACCTCCACGCAACAAAGGCAACAGATAGCTTCCTAATTGGGATGCTGAGCGAAGGTCACCACCATTGAAAGAGTTGCTAAAAGCGCTTGCACGATTAGCATCTAACGGGGCTGTGTTGGACACATTACGGTCATAAGTACCGGCGCCCAAAATCAGATCGCCACCGCCCATGCCACTACTTACAAGCCCGAAAGACTGAGCGCTCATACGCTGGCTTGGATCGTATTCGCCCCATAGCGCAGAGTTTAGATAACGTCTCGGGTCGTTTCTTTGACCGCCCCACATGTAGGAAGCTTCATTAGCTTCTGCCCAGGCAGATTGTGCTTCGAATTGCTGGCGACTGAACAGCTGACCGGTGAAGCCGTTATTTGCGACTATGTCCCGGTGGCGATTCGCGTGATATTCCAGCTCACGCAACGTATACCAGCTGGGCGCATTCTGATCGCCCCTCTGGAATGCTTGAACGCCGGAATCATACTTGTCTCGATAGAGACCGCTCAGCATCTGGGAATTGTCGAGCTGGGAGATCATCCCACCGCCCGAATAGCCACCGCGCCCGCCAGAGTAAACGTCACGCTGAGTCCAGGGAATCTGTGACGGTCCAGAGGCACCCGTCATCATTGCCGGTGGCATTCCAAGTCCACTACCCATGCCACCGCCGAAGCCACCACCTAACAGACTTTGCAGAAGCATGTACATCTGCGAAATCTGACTGTTCATGATGTAGCCATCTACACCAGGAAAGAACAGTTCAGTGCCCCGTTCTCCGACTTTTCGGGGGCCCATACCAGTGTTGTAGTTGCCGCCCTGGGCAAAGCCGAGTATGCCAGCCAAGCCTCTCATTAGAATGCCGTCCAGCATTCCATTGGCTACGCCGGATGCTCTTCCCATGATGTAGCTACCGAAGCCACCAATAGAGACACCACCGGCACCGCCAGCCTGACCACCAGTGCCAGCCGCTTGCACTGTCGCATTCTTGAAAGTTGCACCATCAAGAATTGGTTTCTTAAAGCTGGAAGTGTCGAACCATGAAGTCTTGAAGAAACCGCGACTGCCTACGATGCTTCTAAATTCTGCGTCAAAGAAAAGCGAGTCAAAGAAATCATCTTTCTTGTGGCGTGAATTCTCAAAGTAGGCAGATGGAAGCAGAGACTCATAGAATGTGGCAATCGGCAGACGTGCACCACGGAACATAGGCAGCGTGAAATCTGCCTTGTCGATTTCCGGACGGTTTAACGTGACTTGTTTTACACTCGCTGGGTCTGCCAACATAAGCGGCAAATTTGCAACAGGAAGCGAAACGCCAGAAGGTGCACCGGCTGCCACATTCGAAGCGCCGGCAGCCGCTGCAGAAGCAGCACCAGAGCCGGTGGCTAATCCTTTGGAGATACCAGACAGGGCGCCACCAAGCAAGCCACCAGCAGCACCGGCAACAGTAGAGCCTGAACCGCCACCGAAGATGCCACCAGCGATGTTATCGAAGAGCCTGGCGATCATCTTCTCCAGCGGCGCCAGCACGAAACGCTTCGCTGCTAGATTGCCCAGGTCAATACCAAGCTGACGGAAGCTCTGACCCAGGGTCTGACTTCCCCTAAACATGTTGCTAAACGCGCCGGTGACAGAGCTTGCAAAACTCCTGGCGCTGGCTGAACCATCTTTACTGGATGTGCGGATCTTTCTCAGAGCATCGTCATATTGCTCTGCTGTGATTTTTCCATCGGCAAGAGCTTCAGAAAGCTCCTGTACTTTCTCTTTGTACTTGTGCGTAGAACCAGTGATCTCATCAATGAGATCTTTCTGGTCGGAGAGAGCCTGCTTCGCTTCCTTTGTCTTTTGCTGCTCTTCATCCACCTGCTTGAGAAGGGCAACGCGCTTCTCAATGGTTGTATTTATGTCGGCTTCAATCTGCCGCTTCTTCTCCAGCGCACCAGCATTGGCGGCGTCACGTTCAAGCAGCTGATTAACTGACTCAAGAGCTTCACGCTGAGCGTCCAGGTGCTTGGCAGTGCGCTCCTCAATGTCGCTCCTGGCATTCAGGAAGGGAGCTAACTCCTGCTGACCCTTGAGCTGGCGCTCCAGATCTTCCCGGTGCTGCTTCAAACCCGCAACGCCGTCACCAACCGACTGGTTATAGGCGGTTGTTTTCTCGGTCAGGTCTTTGTAGATCTCAGCAGCGTCTTGAGCGATAGCATTCTTCTTCGCTTGCTCAACCAGATCCAGCGCCTGCTCGTGCTTGCCTGCAACTTCGGTACTTCCTTTGTTGCCTTTGGCTATAAGCTGCTTCAGCTCATGCTCAAGCTTCAGCGCCTGGTTTAAGTTTGTCCGGCCTTTTACTTCTTCACTGACCAGAGCCAGCTGATCTTTTGTCTTCTTAATGAATTCATCAATGTGCAGATTGGCTTCTTTCTGCTCTTTACGCTCTTTTTCGAAGCCTTGCTGCTTTCTGATTTCCGCATATGCAAGAGAAAGATCTTTCAGTGCAGCTTTCTTCTGCGTGGCACTGAGTGTGGTGGCTTCAATTTCCCGCTTCTCACGGTCGTACTGGCGCGCCAGCTCATCCATTCCCTGGGTGACTTGTCGAAGCTCCAGGGCTTCTTCTTTGCGCTTCGCAACAAGCAGCTCAACGTGTTTCAGATCACTTTCGTAATCTTTCTGAGCTTTAGACTTTTTCTCTTTGTCGTCCTTACCGGTGAAATTGTAAGGATCTACACGCTTTGGAAATCCCTGAGAAGCCATATCTGCCGCACTTGGCAGATAGTCTGGGTCCCAGCCAAGCCGCTTCATGTGAGCAGCCCGGTTCTTCCTCAGTTCTTCCTGATAGAGACGCTCATTCTTGCCGCTGTCCTTGTAGTGGACAGTTCCGTATTTATCACGGGTTTCAACCAGGTTGCCTGGGTCGAAGATTCGATCAGCCTTGTGCCAGCCCGCTCTAAGGTCATCGTTAAACCTAGCTGCATCAGCAAAGAATTTGCCAGTTGCAGTCAGTGGTGAGCCGTCAGAACGCTTCTGCCCAGTGGCAGTGTTATTCCACTTAACGAATTCCTCACCGGCTCTGGTGATAGACTTCGCCAGATTCTCAAACTCGTGTGCAAGCTTATTGGTGAGACCAATGCTCTTATCAATCTTTCCGACTGTGACGGTCAGAGAGTTGGTAATTTGCTGGAAGGCACCAGCCATGGTGCTGCCGACAGCTTGATATTTCTTGTTGACGTCATCCGCCGACTTCATCAACAGGTCATAGAGATCCTTTGATGCAACCTTGCCGTCTTTAACCAGCTTCCTAAGCTGACCTAGACTGATACCGGCAGCAGCAGCGATCTGGTTTGCGAGGCCGGGAAGGTTATCGGAAATCTGCCGGAATTCATCCGCCTGGACGTTGCCGGAGGCAAGAGCCTGAGTCAAACCTCTCAAGCCGTTTGCCATGTCCATTGGACCGGCGCCGCTGATTTTGCCCAGCTTCTGGACAATGTCCGTCATCTTGAGCAGGTCATTAGTAGTGGCGCCCAGGTCTTTGCCAACCGCTGTTAAATTCTGGAAGGCCGTGACCGAATCTTCAAACGAAGCTTTGTTTTTCTGACTGATTTCATACAGACCATTAAAGACCCGATTGAATTCAGCCTGTGAATTGGTGGCTACTTTGATCTTTGCGTCGATGCCCGAGAAAGCATCAGAAAGCTTTGAAGCCTCCCCAATCGCGCGGGTTGCAGTAACACCCGCAAAAAGAGTCGCGAGAGAGCCGCCAAGAACTTTGGCAGCTCTCCCCATTTTGTCGAAGTGCCCAATAACTTGGTTATGGGTACGCTCTGTAGATTTTGCAACGCCTTCAAGGTGGCGCTGCATCTCTTTGGCTGTAGAACGAAGTGTACTCTCACCGCGCTTAATCTCTGAGCTGAACTGAGCCAACTCAGCCTTCAGCTCAAGGACCGCACCGCCAACAGTTTCATTCCTCGCCATCGTCTACTTCCGCCTTTTGGGCTTTTTGCAAAGCCGCGTTAGCGATCAAGTCATTAAAGTCATCGACCGCATCGCGAAGCCTCACAGCTGCTTCGTCCTTCCCGAAGTACTTCTTGAAGCGCTGTATTTGCTGCTTCACAGACTCCCACCTAAGACCAAATGGCGAGGCGGTATAGAAGTGCCACGGACGAACCGGGTCAGGATCAGCCATCACTCTTTCAACGGTCTCGCAGATTGTGCCTGCCATCTCACGCTGAAAGTCTTGACCAGTGCCGATCAGTTTCTCTACCGCCCGCCATTCAAACCAGAGTTTGACTGAAGGTATCTCTTTGATTAGCTGATCGGGGTCAGCTCTTCCAAGCCTTCTGGCGAGGATGAAGAGATCGAGTCTGGGGGAGTCTCGGAGTTTTTTGCAATCTCCTCAATGACTTCTTCAGCATCACCTTCAACATCTGGCGGCAGTTCATGCAGCTCTCTTGCTGCTCTTACCAGCGCCTTATTTGCAGAGATGCTCAAGTTACCGAGCCGCTCATATCCACGCTGCATACTTGCTTTCGGATAGATACGATCACCGTCACCATCCACGAGCATTGCAACCAACATGGAAATTTCATAGCTATATGGCGGTTCACGAAGCTCTTCAGCTTTTCTGTTTTGCTCTGCGCACCACTCTTCAGCCTCGAAAGCTTCGGCTGAAGTCAGATTCTGCAATCTGACATGACCGGGTCCGATGTTCACCAGCTTGAACTTACGATCATCGAGTGCTTCCAGCTCTTCAAAAGTCATAGGTGTTGGTTCTTGCTTACTCACGATACTCCCCCTTTCTAGGCTGCCCATGCAGCAATTACTTCAGTACAAACAGTTAGACTTAAGCAGCAGTTGCGTAAGTCAATGCACCGCGCGGTGTGATGGTTACACGAGTCATGATCAAGCCCTTCGCTTGAACAGCTTCGCCAATCTGAGTGACCTTGCCTTCAAACTGGCGTGCTTTGCCAGTTCTTAGTTGCACTTGCCAGAAGCGAAGAGTGTCATTTGCGAAATCGTTGAGAATACCCGTGATTTCATCGTGCGTTGCGTTGCCCGGCTCAAAGTACAGATCGAATGTGACCGGCTGGATCGTTCTCACAGTGGTCTCATTGGTTGTCCAGTCGCCCGGCAAATCGAGATCAGAAGTGTCTTCTGTCTCCCATTGAATATCGAATTGAATATTTTTCGCCTTTGTGATCTGGGTGTAAGCGCCAGATCCATTGGACGCGTAAACGTCCTGTCTCTTGAGCTTTGCGCCCGTTGCTTTAGTAGCCATGTGTCAAACTCCTCTTCAATGCGGCTGCCAAACTGACACCGCCAGTAGTGATACGCGTTTTGTTTTACGAGTCGCTAGGGTGTGTTCGGATTGGTCGGACGAATAAAGAGAACTTTCACAGCAGCGTTACTGCCGGTGTAATAAAGCTTTCCATCATTCTGCCGCCAGCCCTTCAAGGTCACAGGACCAATCAAGGCGAATTCGCCAGCTCCGAGCGTGTAAGTAATGTCACCAGTTCTGCCCAGGTCGTCTGCAACAGAAGTGAAGGTGACGGTGTAGTTAGAACCGCCCGAGTTCTGGATTAAAGCGCACATCCCGGCTTCGAGAGTGACACTGTTGTTATTTACGGTATCGACCGCCGTAAGAGTTACGTCAGCAGAATCAGCGGCAATAGTGCCTTGATTCATGTTCTTCGGTAAAACGGAAGCCACATCTGTTCTAACAGCCAAAGCGCTTTGCGCACCAAATGTGATGGCACACAAAGCCGCCAACAGACCGGCGCTCAAGTGCTTACTGTTTCTCATAGACCCTCCTAATTTGCGTCAGCTCTTTTGAAACTGATCAACAAAGTAAGTATCCGGTGATAGAGGTCTATAGTTTCTTCTGGCTCTTCTTCCGTGTCTGAAATAAAGCTACACTCGGTGATTTCAACGTTTGCGACTGTTCCCGTGTGACCAATCAAACGATTGCAAATGGCAGCGCTGATCGCAATTCCTTCATCATCGTTTTGAGCAACGATGTTGAATCTAACTTCTGCTTCCCAGTCTCCAGTGTGACCATCCAGGTCATACTCACCGTCGTTAACTTCGATGAAATACACTACAGATGGTGGCTGCACATCTTGCTCATCGCGCCCTTTGTAAATGCGATCACCGACCAGGTCAATAATCTGCTGGTCTACGCAAAGGTGCATGTATAGGTGAGGTCCAAGGTTTGGCGGCACGCGTTTAGACATTATGCAAACCTTCTCCTGTATTGAAATTTAGAACGCGCTTCCTGCATGATTTCTGGCAGCTTGTCTCTGATGTACTGACAGAAGACAGTGACAATGATCTCTTTCGTCACTTCCAGCGCCCTGGACATGAAGTGTTCACCCTTGATCAACTTCGTGCCGTTCTTGGTTCTGTGCATCCAGTCACGCTCCAGAATGCCACCATAGAAAGCAGTCACGGCACCTAGCTTCTTCAGTTGTGCAATCGTTGCGGCTTTCGACTTTCTTGCAGCTTTGCCGAAGATTCTCTTACCTTTCGCCATGCGACGAATGCCGACCAGCACACAGGCTTCAAAGTCTCTATTTCGGACTTTGCCAGCCGCCACTTTGATCGAGCGCTTCAGGTTGCCTGTCTTCACCAGTCCCATTGTCACCAGGTTTTGAATCACCTGGGCTTTAACGACACCAGCGCACTTGCTCAAAGCGTAGTAAACAATACGCTGCCGATAGAGCTTAGGAGGCTTCAGAAGAGCCTCTGACAGCTCTCTCATGCCGTGCATTTTGACTGTGGAGCTAATTGCCATTTTTAGGCACTCTCCGCTTTGCGGTAATCTCCAGCAGTTCGTTTCTGCACCCTACATCAGAAAAACCGAGGTCTGAATAAATGGCGCCTTTGTACTCGATTTCATCAGACTCTTTAAGGTCGGTTCTGTACCGAATCGTGAAAACAGACACGCCCGAAGAGATGACCTTTCCACTTTCACGATCCACCTGGGCCTTCAGATCTTTGACGTGCGCCCAGGCGGTCAGAGTTTTTACAGGCTCTTTGATTGGCGCACCGCCAGCGGTTTTCGACCTTGCCATAAAGCGAAGCACGATCCGCTTATCGCGTGCGCCAGGATCGATCATCTTTCGTGGAGTAGTCGCCATTAGCCACCTATCCGAAGATTCATCACCATGTTTTCGAAGCCACCAGGTGAGCCCATCGGCACCACATCATCGGGCGAGACAGGCACACGAAGCTCATACCAGAAGGCGACAAGCAACCGCACAAGCCCTTCCACTTCTGGGTCAGGGTGTTTGGTTTTGAAAACTATCTTGACGTTATTGAGACCGCCGGTCATAGTTTCAGGCCAGGTCTCACCAGGAGCTGGTTTTATTTCCGCAATGCCCTTGTAAGGGTCAAATTGGAAAGAAGTGAGCGGCACCACTTCAGAATCAGAACTGACGTATGTGATCGTTGGTGGAGCTTCTTCGGTGTCAATACAACCGCCAACCGGAAGAAATATGGTGCCATCACGGGTGACGCCATCCTCTCCCAGCGGGAAGTCTGCATACCGAGCAGTCCATTCCTGCTCAGCAATCGTACTATTCGTCATCCCGTTGACGCGGTTCTCAGCTTCTTTGATGTATTGCTCTACCAGAGCCTTTTCATCATCGCCATCAATTCTGGAGTGAGCCTGCATATCTTGCCACGTAACGACGGCAGCAGGCGGTGCACCGGTCTTCACACACGATCTATGTTGTGCCATGTTGTTTTACTCCAGGATGCAGGGGGCCGAAGCCCCCCTTATCCCTGTGCGTTGTGATGCTTCCCGAGAGGGAAAGCGCTTTATGCCAGCAAGCTGGGCTTGTCGGACACTTGCGGATTGAAGCCAAGAACAATCATGCTGCCCTTGATCGGTTCATCCGCAACTTCCGTGCCGTTGACGAAAACGAAAGGTTTATCATCCGGGCACTGACGCTGTCTGACTTCGATAATCACCAGGCCGGTTGTATTCGGCGCGGTGGTGACACCATTCGCTGCAACGGCTTCGGCAATCGCGCTCTCAACTTCAGCCAGTTTAGTGAAGTAGTGAAACTTGATATTTACCGGGTTGTCTTTAGCGACGTTGTCGGCAGCTTTCACCAGCAACTTACCTGAGCCGACTGTGCCGGTCTTGGTGTAGTTGAAGACGAACACGAGCTTTTCGTAGTTTGCGATATTGAAGCCCGCGGTATTGAAGCCACCATTGAACACATCCACAGCAGGCACAAGTGCCTCTAACGGTGTGACTCTTTCAAATTCCATGGTTTTATCTCCTATGAGAAGTAATGCTGTTGCGATGTCTAATTCAGAAGAATTAGCGACCGCCGGCCAGCACTACATATGGTGACAACTGGTGTCCGCCATTCTCGAGAGTGAGCTTGGAAGACCAGGACGGCTTACCGTTGATTCTCAGGCGGAATCTGATGACAGTCTTTCCGTTCAAGAAATAAACGTGAATGGACATATCAACCTTCATCTCACCCTTTTTGATCATCGTGTATTCCGAAGGTGCAATGAGTGCAAAGTCACCCTCAGTACCCAACGCCTTAGCGGCCGGGTGGTAGATGATCGGAACACCGCCCAGAGTAGGTCTGAGACGCTTGCCATCAGCTCCAGCCATCGGTCCCTGGTAGTAGACGTTCAGAGTTCCAGCGGCATTGTTCAATGTCGGCAGAACTTCCTTAGCCTTAGGCTGGATTACCCAAACCGCGCTATCCATGCACTCTTCAGGGAAGGCAGCCAACATCTTATCGACGTTTTCGGTACAGAGTTTAGGCTGAGAACTTTCCTTGGCGATCAAGATACGTGCCTTGTTGTTTGCATGGCACATACCCGCCGGTGAGCCAAGACCTGGACCATACAACGCCTTTTTATCAAGTTCGTATGCCAGAGACTTGTCTACCAATCGACGTGCCTGGGTTTCAAAAGCAGGCGCATCTTCAAGCATGTTGTCTGTCGCAAGGATGTAGCAACCTACTTCCTTCAAGTTCAATGTCTTTTCCGTGAGCTTGAATGCGGTTTCAGACAGCGTTTCACCTTCGTCATACCAAACGACCTGGACGCCAGACGCAACCTTACCGGCAGACAGATCTTTGTCATCTGCTTCCAAATAATGAAGCGAATTGCCGACCGTGATCGGTGTAGTAGGAATCAACGATGTGATCTGGCCCACTTTCCATGCTGTTTCAAGAATGTCGGTGGACTGTGGACGCGGAATTAAGAAAGCACCATCTTTGAGCAATCTGGTGTCACCACCGGCTTTATTCTGCTCATTCGTATACATCTCATTGAGCGCGATTAAGCGAGGATCAATGATTCTTGATTGAGCCGACTTAGCAGCTGTACAAATGAAGTCACCAAGGCTGGCAAAGCCAAACATGGGATCTTCTTTCTTGGTTTCGATGCGCGGCGTTTTACTGCCAGCGGTCTCGGGATTCGGCGGATCGATTGCTCTGTTTACCGGCTTGCTATCCGCTTCTTCTTGTGCAGCAGCAGCGGCTTCTTCAGCAGCTGCTTCAGCAGCAGCTGCTTGCAAATCATCAATAGCCGCTGTGTCATCGGCAATCCTTGTCTTCAGTGAGTCACGCTCCGCACGCTGTTCATCAGTCCAGCCTTCTTTTTGAGCTGATGCAGTTTCGATCAGCTTTTTGAGGGCAGCACGATTGGCAGCACGCTGAGCGATCAGCTTTTGCAAATTCATAGTTTCTACCTCTTAAGGTTGTGGGATCGCTGCAACGCAATGCAGACAGCTCACCCGGTGTGAAAAACTGTCGCGTCAACCTGACCGCGCCCTAATTGCTAAAATCCAATTCGGCAGCCGTGCCACCGCCACTGGTATCTAGCCAATATTAGTTTTAAGAGGTAGTTATTCTGTTTTTTACTCGTCCAGGGCGATAAGGTTATCTCGCCAGATCTGTGTCTCTATCTCGTGTTTCGAGGCTGAGATTATTGGCGAAGCGTTCACGCCGTGACGCTCCAATTGCGCCAACAGATGTGGTGTCAAAACAGGTTCCATCTCAGACCTGTGAGCGCGAAGCAATTCACGGTCATCATTGTCAATCCAAGACAAGTCACGAGAAGCACGATTCAAAGCGCGCATCAGAGCAGCCTTTTCTTCGGTCGCCAGCGGCAACGATGAAGCAATGCCTACCAGACCTTCAGTCGAAGTGAAGCGCGGCAAAGTCACTGGGCTCGTTTCCCTCAGAGAACACTTAATCAGGTGCTGAATGTCATAGCCATCTTCCAGCGAATAATCATCGGTAAGGATGAAGAAGCCGACAGAGCCGCCATCAATATCACCGCGTGCAAGGTCTTCCATCAAGCCCTGCACCATCGGCTTCTTCATGTTTGGCTTCGCTGTCGCCCAGAGTCCTTTTTCGTCAGATCCAAAGCTTGCAGTGCCTTTGCTCTTTCTTCCCAGCACCTGTTCCCAATCATGCTGGTTTAGCATGTATATTTCATCTTCGCTTGCCAAAGACTCATCAAAGCAACCGGCTTCCCACTTCCAGCGCTTGTATCCGTAGATAAGCTCAGAAGTGGTGCCATAAAGAGCGAAGTGACCACTGATCTGGTTTTCTTTCTTTGCCGCTGCTTTGTCCAGCGAATGCTCAAAACTGCATACGTTAAATGCATGTGTCACGATACAACCCCCGCTATTTTGAAAAGCTCATCAAGCTCAGTGCGTGCGACCAATTCCGATGATTTCAGAAGCATTGTTTCTTTGAAATCATTGGCGGCAATTTTGTGCAGGTCTTCTAAACTCTTTTCGACCATGCGATTAGCAAGCTGAATCAGAAAGAGTTCTTGATCAATCTTCGGACCTGCAAGCATGAGCTTCGCACACGTGGATACAGGCACTCTGAAGGCGTTTCTGATGGCTTCCAGGTGTCCTTTATAGAAGGTCTTCATGTAAGTCCAACCTTCGGCAGCGGGCTTGCCGCTATGCACGCGTTTCATGGTTGACTCAAAGGCTTCTATTTCACGGCTATGGCATCGTGAAGCAGCATCCTCAAAGGCAGGCAACATCAAGGCTTTCAACTCAATCAGAGACTCCTCTGAAGCTGCTGCAAAAATGCCATCCGCGACAGCAGCCGCATCCTTCTTATCCACAGGCTTCTTCTCCTCTTTCTTCGGCTTCTCATCAGCTTCCGGTTCCGGCGCTGCAATGATCTTGCCGTTAGGTGCGTGAGATGTAGGAATTAACAGGGCATTGCCAATCTCGTCTTCATGCGGCTTCAGGTTACGCTCTGCTCTTGCTTCGTTCGGAGCAAGGATGCCAGCGGTAACATCAGCGCGTTGTGACTCGTGTTTCTTGGCTTGGTTAGCCCATTCCAGTTGATCAACGTCATACTCAACAATGAAGTACTTACGCTCAGGGCGCTTCAAGAAATCGCGCTCTTTCGCTTGCTGAAAGATGGTCAGAATAGGCGAAGCTGTATCCTCACGGTATTCATCGCCCTGGGTTTCAATGTTGTTATTTGTGCTTCGGTCGAGCAGCCCTACTTTGTGCTCCTGGACCCCGAAGTATCGGCAGATAGTAGATTCATTGCGCCTTCTCTGCGCATCCATCTCTGCGTCTTTGTTCGTCATCAAGTTCATCAAGAAAGGCTTCAATCCCATATCGAGAATGCCGCCAGCGCGATGCTTGTTTTTCAGCCCGCCATTTTTCTTGACGATGTCTTCATAGATCTCGTCTTTCTTCTTGATGTCCACCGCTTTATCGGTGATGAAGTAATAGGGCGGCGTTGCATCATTGTGCAAATATCGCTCTGTGAATTCGTCGAAGTCACGGCAGAGCTGGATCGCTCTCTGTGCAACCGCACACGTGGAGATACCTACAATTCCTTCCGTCGAAGGTGCAGCGATGTGGTGTACTTCCCACTTCTCAAGTTCATGCGGTTCGCCACTTCGATCCGTGTACTTGTAAATGAGCCTATCGTCAGCCTTATGTCTGGTGACTTCCATCCTGGACGGATGCAGCGGATTAAGTGCCACCACGTCACCACGCCTGTTGACCAATTTCTGGTCATAGCTATTGCCGTACATGAAGTATCTGAGCACGCGCATGTAGTCATACTGCGCCCAGGTCTGTTCATCGTTCGGAGCAACCGAGATGACGTAATAGTTAGGGTGGTTAACTGCCTTCTCGTATCCACCATTCGGCAGACTTCGATACAGGAAGCGCGGCAAGCTGCTCACAGTGCCTCCTACAAGAATCATGCACCGCCATGCAATTGAGCAGTAATAGACATCTTCTTCCGTCAACTGCTTGCCGGTGATTGGGTTCTTCTCCCAACCTATGCGCATCATCCCCGGTGGCATCCATGCGCCCGGCTCATTCCAGAGATCCTTCAGCGCGTCAGCCGTAAATGGGTTTAAGTTGTTAATTGCTCTAGTCAGCATCGTTCAGATACTCTCTGTCGATCAGCAGCGCTACAAAAATCAATGTTAAGCCGCTCAGGGCGACAGCCACCCAAAGAGACTTCATACTGATCCCGATCAGTAAAAGAAATATGCCGAAAAGCAGCATGAGCTGGGCGCTTAGATTTACGAGGAATTTAAAGCAGCGTTCAAGAGTCGGGGAAAAACGTTGGGTTAAGTTCCTCCTCTTTTCCGCCAGTAAGCTCAGAGATCGCACCTCTTGTCGCCAAAGCCATTGCCACCATTCCGTCAATTTTTTTGTGACTAAGTTTCTTGTCAAACATCTTGCCATGCTTGTTTTCATTGGTCCTCGCATTCATTGCATTCCAAGTCAAAACCGCGTTGTGTGGGTGGATAAGCCGCCCTTCAGTAATTCTCAGGAGCACTTCTGATGTGCAGGCGTTCATTGGTCCACATGCTTGAGTCGCTTCTACAAGCTCAATTCCGAGCGCTTCCAGTGATTCGACCAGGTAGTAGCTGTGGTGCTTGTCGTAGTGGCAGACTTTGATTGGGTTGGTTTTCGCAACGTCTGCAACTTTTTCCGCCAGCACTTTGTAATCGGTCCTTATCCCAGGAATTGGGGTAAAGTCACCGGCTTCTGCCCATTCGTCATACGGCACATTGTGCTCATACATGTTTTTCTCAATGCACTTCTCTGGCCCGTAGAAAAACGGGAAGTACATCGGTATGCCGTCATCATTGATAAGCATGAAACAAAGACAAGTAAGATCGTCTTGATCTGCCAAGTCGATACCCAGATAAAGCGGCTTGCCAGGGAAGTCTTCAAGCTTGTAGTCGTTTCTGCCACATGCTTCCCACTGAACTTCATCAATAGCTGCGTCAATGTCCTGCACCCACTGATTGCAATGAAATTGCCTGAGCTTCCGAAGCCAAGTCTTTTTGCGCCGCGCTTTTATCGCAATTTCTTCAATCGACTGATGGCTAGGTGCAAATGGATAACCGGGGTTAGCAGCTTTCCACGCTTCGACCGAGAAAGGATCTGCCTTTCGATCAGCTTCAGCAATAAACGAAAAGTAAGTAGGGTGGTGCACATCGCCCTTCAGCACCATCTTTGCATACTGATATTCTTCATAAGCACTACTGTGAATGTCATCACCGGCGGTGCCTTGCATAATCAGGAGCGGCTGAGAGCGCGCCCCGAAACCTGTTTGTAGTGCAGCTTGAAGATCGTCTGTCTTTTGCTCCTGGAATTCGTCCATAACGACGATATGGGGAGAACCGCCCAGCTGCGAGACGGCTTCACTAGAAACGGGCTGAATAAATCCGTGATTCTTCCGGTGCTCGATGATGCAGGAGCCAGGATAGGCAATCAATCTTTCGGTCAGCCACGGGCTAGCCTGAACCATGCGCACGCAGATCCGTGTAAGTTTCTTCGCTTTTGCTTCGGTTTGAGCAGAAACATAGTTCTCTGCCTCGTGTTCATTGTCACGAATAAGCGAATACAACAGCAATGCAGCTGTTGCAGTGGTTTTGGCGTTTTTTCTCGCCATTGTGATGAAGGCAGATCGGAAGCGGCGCAGATTGTCTGCACGCTGCTTCCAGCTCAGAATCGGTCCATAGATGTTCTCGCGCTGCCACTTCTGAAGAATGAATTGCTTTCCAGCCCATTGACCTTCAATTAGCTTGATGTGGGCCGCACAGAAATCAACGAAGCGCTGTTCTTCTTCCGAATCGTACCAGTACAGCTCATCTATTTCCTGGCTTCGGTCCACCCTCATAATAGTTGTCCCATTGATCTTTAGATGAAGTCACCGGCTGACCTGGTGGTGGCGGGCTTTCTCCACTTCCAGGCGGTTTCTCTTTCACTAAAGCAGTGATACCAAGTTTGGTGGCTAGATCAGATGCAGCTTTCCACTCTTTTTGAGCAGCAGAAATCTCAGCAGCCTTCTTAAATACACGGTTAGACATGCGCGTGCCTTTTCCGTTCTTGTTGATTTCCCGTTCAAACTCAATCGCTCTGCCCGAATGCGAGCAATAAGCGGCAAAAAGTTGAAGCTTTCCAGGATGAAGGTCTAAAAGGGGTAATTCCCGGTTCCACACCTTAACAGCCTCAGACGCAAGCCAGTCGGGCGGTTCAGGGGTCTTGTCCGTCTGGGGTGGTGGCGTAGTTGGTGCAGGGTTTTCGGGGGGTTCCGTTTTTTTGTGATTGCCTTTCTTTGAAATGCGGTCGTGAAAGACCACCGCCGAATCTTCGGCTTTTTTCTGTCTTGGCATATTCCTTCCTAGTTGAAACCGCTGCTGGTGTCACTCCCCGTAGATTAAGCCCCGAAACGCGCATCTACGCGGGGGGCTGCGACGCGGGGTCGTTTGCGAAAAGTCCTGAAGGATTTTACCCACCCCCCTGGGGTGGCAACAGAGAACCGCATTAGAAGCCGCTCTAAGCCTTTCTATTGCCACCAGGGATAGAGGCGCGTTATTTACCCTTCTTTGTCTTATTCTCGTCTACAGGGACAGGAGAAGGGCTTGTGATAGCCGATTCCACAGGTACTACCTCAGTAGTAGTGAAGCCTTGTCCATCATCCTTCTTGAGTAGCATCTGTCCTTCACCTGCTTCTACTGCACTGCTATTGGGTTCGTGCTCAGCAGGGCCTGCGAGTAGGAGCACAGGCCTGGTGATGTGCTTCTCTTTGACTACGTAGTCTGAATCGGGCTTCTCATAGGCTTCTGCTATGGTCTGCTCTATGGGGTCGGATGGGTTCACATCCAGAGTGATGATCTCGACATAGGTGCGAGTGCGTTGAAATAGGCGCCTTTCTAATGTAGCCATGGTGTGCTAAGTCCTTGTGTGTATGTGCACCTATTGTGGTGCAGTGGTGTAATTACTCTTGGTCTAGTGCTTCTGCACTAGCGGCTTCTGCTGCGTCATGGGCTATGAGTTCAGCCTCTGCTGCACGCTCTGCTTCTGCCTCTGCTATGGCTTCTGCTACATGGTCAACCTCTATGGGTTCTGAGGCAGCTTCCTGTGATAAAGCTTGGCTGTCTTCTTGCTTTGGGGCTTCTTCTGCCGCCACCTCCACTGGTGCAGCAGCAGGCTCTTCAGCAGGGGTAAACCCTGGTGCTGCCTGTGGTCTACTCATACTGATGAGATGTGCCGACTGTGGGTAGCGTGCCACTTCACTAACGCCTTCACCTGATGCTGCATTGGCTAGGGCTAGGGCTTCTTCTTCGCTGTAATCGCCTTTGATTACAACCTGTTCTTTAATGGTGCTTTCTCTGGAATAAATTCGTTCAATCATGGATGACGTTATCCTCTCTGGATGGTTCGTAGTGTTGCCACCAGTCTTCTACTAGGTAGGACCAATCGAAGGATTGATCACGTTTTTCGTCCTGCCTAATTCGCTCCATGCAGAGTGCGGCAGGTGTTTCTAGTACGAAGACCTTGGCACCATACCTAGCCCTGAATTCATCACGTGTGGCTTTCTTGGTGCCTGTGATAATGATCCATGCAGTAAGAGTACTTTCTTCTTTATCCAATGCTGCATAAATCGCGTCTCTGGCTTCCCAGCCGTATTTCAGGAGTTCGCGCGGTTTACGGTGAGTTTCAATTCCACAGAGTGCAGACATCAAAGCGTCGAAGTCCAAAACCAAATGATGTGGCTTTCGATTGTTTTTAACGAAGGTGGATTTACCGGAACCAGGGGGACCACATACGAGGAAGACAGTTCTGCCTGGTTTGCTACCTGTCCAGCCGTCTTCTTTCCTGGTCTTCGATGTGTGGCAGTCGTGGCAGAGAGATTGAATATTCTTGCCGTCTCTTCCATCGCTACCGCCGAAGCTCATCGGGATCATGTGGTCTACTTCGTTTGCAATTCGGCCACAGGGGTTTTGTTTTTGGTGGTGAAGGCAGGACTTCTCACACTGGCAGAAAGGGCTTGCGTTAGGGAATGCTTCGGATGGAGTGCTGAGTTGTCCAGGTCGAATTACGTCACGCCACACTTTTGAGTTATAGAGTTTTTTGCTTTCCGGATCTCTTTCGCGTTTATCGCGTCGTTTGTTGTCGGTTTTTTTGCAGCGGTCACAGTAGCGTTTGCCAAGTTCGATGACCGCATAGCAACCAGGTCCATTGCATTGTTTTTTTGGCATGGGTTATCCTGTTGGATATATAAATGTATGAGTTTTGGATTAGACAGCTGGCACCGTCTGTGATGCTTCTAAAAATGATTGCCAGGTGTGATTAGACCTGGCTAGCTATTTTTTAAGCTCAGGGCGGCTGTGAGAGGCTGGAAAAGTGGAGCCGCGGGTTAGCCGCGGGCGGCACTTCTTTCTCACTGAGCTGACTGCATAAATCAATAGACTATTAGATCTTAGTCAGTCAGTCTCAGTCTTAAGACTAGTCTGTCTTAGACTAAGACTACGTCTTAGACTAAGACTAGACTGGGAGTCTGAGGGGTCAAGTGGAAATCTGAATTGTGTGGTATCGTTCCCGGTGATTGGTCCGCACAACTTGGAGCCCGTATGACTGATGTATATCGGTTCAATATTGGCATAGCGAAACGCACACTGACGTGTTGGCTGTGCCCAATGAAGTGTTCTTCTGGCAGTGAAGTGGCCTGGGATGAAGAGTCGAAGAAAAAGCATGACTCCATTCGCATTGCTTGCCTTCCATGTGCCAAGAAACAAGTAGCCGCTGGTAAAGGTGAGTTCAGGCCAAAAACAGAAACGCCCGCACGGAGTGCAGGCGCTTCAGGATTGGTCGCATCCACTGGAGGCAACAATGAAATTATATCTCTACTTACTGAGATCAGAGATCTTCACAAGTCAAACAATGCGATGTTGAAAAAGTTGATGCTCGAGCGTGGACTAGAAATCGAAGAGCAAAGTGATTTTAGTCCACCTGAACAATTTCCCGATCTAGCGGTCTTTGGAGATACGAAACCGACACATGAGTACTCCACGTACTTAGATTGGGTAAATGAGAACCATGAAGAACTGGCAAGGTTTCTTGGTGAGCACTGCAAGTCATTCAGCTATGAAGACAGCACTGCAAACATCGGCATCACTTCTCAATTCGTTTCATATGCAGAGAAGAACAGAAAGCTGCTCAGCTCCTACTTTCCTGCAAAGACACAAGTGAACTTCGTACCTGTTAACCGTTGAGAAACGAGCAAAACAAGGCAAAGCCGGCTCCACCGCATATGGTGGCAACTGTCAGGCCAAAAATGCTGCCCAGAATAAAGCCTTTCATAAGTGCACTCTGGGCTGCTTTGCGGTCGAAGTAGAGCTTATCCTCTGCTGCAATCAGGTCGGCTATCTCAGTCATCACTTCTTTCCTCATCAAGATCGGGCAGTGGAACAGTTTTGCCTGCCAGTTCGTGAGTGCAATCGCCACAGAACTGGATCATGCCATCAGTTACAAACAGGTGACAGATCTCTGGCCCACCGTCCTCAGCTCTAAATGGAGTTGTATGCAGCAGACTTGCCTGGAAGGTTGGCTTTTCCATGTTGCCGTTAAACGTCCAGCGTGGACCAGGATAAGAGCATTTGATTGTGTAGACATGCCCGTGTTTACAGGCTGGGCAGAAGAATAGATAGCCTTCATGGTCATGGCAGTCACCGTGCTGATGTGACTGAGGCAATAGGGTTCTCATTCTTGATCCTCCAGCCTTCCATACCTAGCGAATTCACGCTGCCACTCGGGGACAGTCTCACCTCTTAAGTCTGCAAGCTTGCACTGATACCAGGCACACATCCTAGTTTTTCTCCAGGCTTCTCTCTCCCAGCGCTTCATGTGTCGATAAAACGCCTGAGCCAAGCCAATGAGAAAGCTGTTGATTAAGCAAACAAAGAAGAAAGCCCATTCAAGTGTCATCGCTTGTTTTGCTCCTCTACAGCCATCTCCTGCCACTTCTTAGCCTCGTCGTGCATTTCCTGGTTGTATTTCCAGAGAATGCAGACAAGGATGAAGAGTGACAGCTCTAAAAGGTGATGACCGGTCATGAGTATTGGATTTCTCCCTTTGTGGTTAAGACAGAAGCTCTATCAAGGACGGTAACCCTCCACCGCCCTGGCTCCACTTCATTCAGCGCAGTCAGAGCAGCTTCTAGTTTGTCCATAGCTTCGGCTTCTGCCTTCAGATACTCGGGTGTGTGCCTGGCGGCATATTGGTCAACAAATTTGCTCATTTGGTGGCATCCTTCACAGCTTCCTTCTGTTCTGTCGGCTTGACTGTGTTGAGCTTGAGCTTCTGAATGACCTTCAGCCCTTGCTCTCTGCCCTTGTAATAGGCTCTCCAGCCAAGCACGCCTAGGACAGGACCGGCAACGAGACCGACACCGACATAGACCGGGAATGTGGCGATCTTTTCCACCTTGAGCTTAAATGCAGCCTTGTCGAAGGCGTGAGCCTCCTGGGCGTTCAAGAATGCCAACAGTATTGCCACAGCGGTTAGACGCTTGATCATTTTGCACCTTCTTTCGGGCACCGGATACGCCACCAATAATAAGAGAGCAGAGAAGGTGGATATGATCTGCAGTCGGTTTAATGCCACCAGATAGAGTGCCTGTAAGGGCAAAAAAAAACCGCCCCGTTAGAGGCGGTTTCTTCGGTTTCTCAAGGTGATTGCCTGAAATGCAATCGAGCGGAAATCAGACCATGTATCTGTTGTGCAATTGGTTCAAGCAGGGTGAAGTAGCACTTTTCATGAGTTTTATCATCGTATTGCACCACGTGTGGAAAGTTGGCTGATATGGCATTGAACAGCTCTGTAAACTGCTCTTGAGTTACCAAAACTTCCGTTAGTAGCTCACCCCGCTTAGGCTCTGCACTCAGAAGCCGCACATCAGGACACCCTGACACTTTCAATAAGCGATTCACGGTTTCTTCACCTCCACAGCTTCACCGTTAACGACTTTCAAACCATGACCGACAAACATAGAATGCCTGACCTTTGCAGTGTTGAAAATACACTCCATCCGGTGGCAGTCGATGCCTTCATACACTGCGAACTGCTGTCCAGGGTCATTAATACCCCAGCGGTATGTCTCATCATCTGCTTCCAGAATCGGATCAAATTTGCTTTCGTTGACGTTCGCTGGAGACGGCAGCAGATCGCGAAAGATGAAATCATCTCGATAGCCACCACGCCCAACGAAGACATACAGACCAGTTGCAGCAGCAGGCACCCATTTGCTGAAGATGGTGCCTTCAGTCATGTTCATTAGTTCTTCTCGTGTCACTAACTTCACGGTTTCGCTTGCCTCCAAAACTCAGGATCGTAAGGGTCACCAGCACCTATGACTTCGACAAACTTACAAGCAGGATTCTCTGTCGGCTCAGAGCCCATCCAATCTGCCCATTGTTTCACGGCTTTCCGATCAATCTCTGGGCACGTGCTCATAACGATGCTGTACTTGCTTTTGGTGCCCATCGGCACAGGCTCTTCATGGAAGCCCAGACCAATGCTGTGAGCAAGATTCAGCAGACTGTTTACGAAGTTGAGATAAAAGCTGTGCTTCTTCTCTTCAGATAGTGCTTCTTCATACTCAAGCGGAAAAGTCTGCCGCCACTGTCGCTGAAGCTCCAGCAAAAGAGCTGTGTGATTGTGACGCCTGGGCGGATAGTGCACCCAGAAGATTTTGCCCGCTTTGCGAGCTGCAATCATCTCTTTGATCATTTGCTCCTGCCATGGAAACAGCTTGAACAGCACCGGATCGTCATCCTTCAGCGTGAGGTAGTTCTCTATAAATTTCTGGTCGATGTTCACGCCCGCACCCCCTTGAGTCGATCTGCACACTTCCTAATCTCAGTGCAAATGTCTTCGCGTTGTGTTTTGTTGTAGTCATGACAGTCAGGTCGCCACCCCATAACGAAGTGACAGAGCCTTTCTATGTCATCTGCATCATCAATCTTGTAGAAGCTATTTGCCACACCGTAGATGCCCTGGTGTCTTGATTGCCAGGAATGCAGATCGGTTGCTTCATCACAGGCGCCGCATGAATCATTTGAGAATTCTGCATAGATGATTTCTTTATCGACTTCATCAAAGAGAACCAGCAGAAGCTCTGCATAGGCAACGTAGCTTAGATAGACAGACCCCAGATGCACCATGCCGAACTTCTCAGGCTCACTAGCAAAGTTGCTCGTGTACTTGTTGGCTTCACTCACGTCACGATCTGAAAGCGTTGCAAAATATCTGTGTGCGCTCACCTTCTCACCTCCAGGAGCTGTGTAATTCTCTCTTCTTCTTCGGCCGGTACTTCCCTGATGTATTCAGACTTCACGGCTAAACTCGGGAACACTTCCGGCTTCTTGTACGGGCGTTTTGGTTCCGCCTTCTTGCAGCTGCTGAAGTGATTGGCATACTTGCCCCTGGGATCACCGTCACCAAGTTCAACTTCAGAAGCGGTCACGGCGTACCAGGTCTTTCGAGCAAGCCGGAACCAGATGATCGGCACGCCACAAGACTTGCAGTTAACTGGCTTTCTTCTAGCGTTTCTCTCCATCCCTCCTGGTGAAAGTTCACTCAATTCCCTCCCTCCCACTTGATTGCACTGGTGAGATAGAGACTAATCTCGTTCTTCTCTATGCGCCCCGTCATCGCTTCAAAGGTTGCGATGCGAACGTTTGTTTTGTTGGTTAGGATACCGATCTTGGTAGCTTTACCCTTATTCGCATCTTTGACAAGTCTTTGCAAAAATGGCACAGCATCCTGCTGCGGAAAGCGAACGATAAGATCCTCCAACCCTTTCGACTTTCTGACAGTGCAGTCTATAAATGCACTACTCCGATCAACTCTCAATCTGCATTTGATCACGATGCCACCGCCTTCGCTGGGCGGATTTTCGCCATCAACTTAGAAACGTCAGAATCATTTACACCATAGGTTTTTATCGCATAACTGTGATGCTTTCCACGCGCTTGTGCGCAAAGCTTGCCACCACCAGGAAGTAACCACAGCTCATGTAATGAGTTCTTATGCAGTGCTGTTGCGTCTCTGAGAGCCTTCTCTAAATTGCGATTGCCAATCAATCTTTCGGCTTCTTTTCGTGTGATTGGGATCATGACGCTTGCCCTCTCCGCTCATCGTCACCAGCGCACCACTCGCAGTGCTCACCATCTGCCTGATCTCCCCACCACAAAGGCACTGATCTCGTTTCAATTGGAGTCACGCTGACAGTACCAGGATCGTTCTCCCAAGCAACTTTATGTCGTTTGCAAAGTTCAATCTCTTGCGTGTTGCCGCTTTTTTCCACAGTGCGATAGAGAGAAGTCTTTGTGCTTGTCTCACTGTAGACACCCTGAATTACAAGATTGCCGCGGACGATGTTGAAGCCGATCACTTCGTACAAAGGCAATTCACTTTTAACGTCTGTTGATCTCAACTCTTTTTCAATAGCGCATTCAATCGGCAATATCTCATCATCTGGATACCGCACGCCAATTGCGCCCATAGCGTCAAGATGCTCCAGGCAGCTAAGTAGCTTTTCCTTCATGGCTTTCCCCCTTTATGTGTTATGTTTCTACAGCGGGCTTTCCCCCGCCCTGCCAGTGTCATCAGCGCTGGCAGGTTTTTTTTTACTTCAGAGAATCCTTTGCTTTCTTCTCTATCTGTCTCTTGGTTGCCTTGATGCCTTTCACGTCCAGACCGGCGCTCACCTGGTTTGCCACATCATCAGTCACAGCGCCTTTCAGTTTTTCTGAGGCATCCGTAAGACCTAAGGCAGCTTTCACATTGCGACCGACTTGCTGAGCAAATGCATCTGGTTCGGGTGCGAGCACTTTCTCAATCAAGTTGATCCTGTGCTCGTGGTTATTAAGCCGCTCAAGAAGAAGCTGGCTAAGCTTGTTGGTTTTCACCTCTTCTTCCTGCTTTATGTCAGCTTCGATGAGTCCGACAATGTAAGCGGTCTTATTTCGCTGCTGGTTCAAGTGCTCATGCACTGCATCCGGCACTTCAATAGTCACGGTCTTAAATGGTCTGTTTTTTGGTGCCATGTACCCTCCACAAAATTCCAAGTACTTTCCATGTATTCTACCAGGATTTTTGAAAGTGCAAACAAGAAAGGCGCCTTTCGGCGCCAGACCTGTTTACCCTGTGGAGTAAAGTTTGTGCCCCTGTCCTGGAGCTGGGCTAATTATACGATGGGGGTACTCACTTTTACTCCCCAGTAAAATCTCTTCAACCCCTTCCATGGCGCCCCGCACCGGTTCTAGGTCTAGCCGCGCATAGACTGCCGTTGAGCGCTGATCGCGGTGCCCAAGCGCCTTGCCGATGACATAAGGTGAAGCACCTTTTATCGCAAGGTAGCTGCCGACCGTGCGGCGAAGGTCGTGAATGCGTAAGTTCTCGATACCTGCACGGCTCAAGACTCGTGCCCATGCACGCTTAGGCTCTCTCAGGTGTCCACCGTACCTGCCGGGAAAGACGTACTGGCTGGTGCTCAGAGCCTTTCTCGCGAAAAGAATCTGAGCAGCAGACTTGCAGAGTGGCAGTGTGTGGAGGTCGTCATTCTTCGCATCGAAACGCCATATCAGCAGGTCCAGGTCTATTTCCTTCCATTGCATCGCCAGGACGTTGCCGCGCCGGGCCCCTGTTAAAAGGCATATAAGGAAAAAGTCTCTCAAGGTCGGTTCTTCTTTCATCAGAGAATCAAAGAAAGCCGCCAGCTCACCAGGCATCAGAAACCGTTCACGGGGCTTGATACTGAACCGCTCCACACCAATACAGGGGTTGCTGTCGATATAGCCGCGCTTGATGCCCCAGCCGAAGATTGCCGCCAGCTGGTTGACCGCCCTGGTGGCTGAAGACTTGCTGGCTGCGGCCAGGTCGTCTACCCAGTCCTGAACTTCCCGCTTTGTGATGTTGGCAATGTCCTTGCCGGTCCACTGATGGCTGTGGGCCGACCAAAAGTAGTGGACATTTTCAGGGCAGCGTGTTCTGACCATGGCGTGCTTCGTGTAATAGAGCTGATAGAGCTGATCTACTTGCATGTGTAAGCCTCCGTAGAATCCGGTGTGTACCGCGTTAGCGGCAATTGTTGCCTTGCAAACACTCCGGCGTCACTGTGGAATTCACCAGCACCAGCTGGTAATCAAACGAAAGTGTGACCCCAGATCACGCGAAAGCGTGACCAGGCGGGGCTTTTCAATGGCATTGAAGAGGTCACCGGTTCGACCCCGGTACGCTCCAA